GTTGATCCAATGTAGTGCTTATCTGCATCTCTAGAGTAGATAGAGTATATTAATCCTTGCATAGACTGATAGGGTAATTCTACTATACTGATACTCTATTTAATATACTGATAGGATACTAATACTTGGGTGTATTCTGGTATACTTATTCTCCGGATCGTATAAATAACTTCTTGTCTTTTATATGGTTCTTAATATCTTTTTAATACCTTATTAATCCTTCTTAATCCCTTCTAATACCCTTAGGAAACCTTCAGATAATCCCTTCTAATACCCTTAGAAATCCTTCAGAAACCTTCAGATAATCCCTTTAGAAACCTTCAGATAATCCCTTTAGAAACCTTCAGAAACCTTCAGATAATCCCTTTAGAAACCTTCAGATAATCCCTTCTAATACCCTTAGAAATCCTTCAGAAACCTTCAGATAATCCCTTCTAATACCCTTAGAAATCCTTCAGAAACCTTCAGATAATCCCTTCTAATACCCTTAGAAATCCTTCAGAAACCTTCAGATTCTTGTGATTTTAGACCGCATTCTAACACGAGGGCACGAAAAAGTCAAGGGGGCGCGAAATAAAAATTCACAGGGGGACTTCGTTATACTCTAAGGCACTACGAGATCATGTACGAGATGTGCACTACGAGATTGTGTGCGAGATATACACATAATAACAATATACAATATACACATATAAGAGCACATACGAGATATAACATGCTACGAGATCCTGTGTGCCTTATACAATAACACATATACAATATAAGCACCTTATGTAATGCTTACGAGATTGTGTGTGTGCTTGTGCGAGATATGTGCATATGAACACGAGATATGCACACAATTACACATAACATAATATATACAAATAAGAGACCCACACAGATATGTGCCAGTTCTAGAAGTGGTTTCTAGACATTGACTTCCTGATGCCCATCCAGTATACTTAACAAAGTTAAGGAGCACTAGACCCAATGCCCAGCATCCACTCAACAAGTTCTAAGGTAAAGTATCGCATTACTCTAGAACTTGATGTTTTCCAAGATATGAACCCACATCAGATTCAATGGGGAAAGGTTCTAGATCTTGAACCTGCTGAAAAGGTTAAGGCATATGTGGAGGATTTGTCAACCCCTGATAGATGGTAAGTTTCATTAAGTGACTTGCAAAATGGATCAAAATCCATTATAATTTCATTATTCCTTAAGATTTGAGGAGATTTCTAAAATGAATCAAGAACGCCATTATCACACAGAATCTGAGCGTAGGCAACTCGATGGTGTGATTGTAGATAGTGACCTTAATGGTTGGAGGATTTCTAAACGAAACCGTATCACCTCTCGAACTAATAATCTTCCTGATAATTCTCTGGTAGATACACACGATTACCCAGATGTTGCCTGAATTCGTGACACCTTGTGCCAATATCTAAAGTGCACACTATAATCCCCAAAGATGCCTTCGGCGTGGTAGTGTATACACATCCTCGAAAAAGGCATCTTTTTTGTTCTATTCTGCTCTGAAATCTTTGCCCCAGTTCGTTATACAAACTCAGGCAGATTGGTGTATGGTTTATGACTTTATGGAATCTCAATGTGGCGAACTTCGTGATGAGCATTGGGAGGAAGTTGCCCGAGTGTATAGAGAACTCTCTCGGGACTAAATTATACCTTGTGCCAAAAGTATTAGTGGCACAATAAAAGAGCACAGCGCCCAAAATCGTGTATTGTAGTTAAATGTTCAGGAATTCACCAATGCCTACTGCCTCCGAAGTTCATCAGTTCGATCTTGAAATTGCACCTGCACTTCGTGAATTTATGTGCAACTATCACACCGATCTGAATGATTGCGTCGATTGGGTTTGTGACGTGTTTAACATTGATGCCACCGATTTTATCATCGATCGTGTTGCTGATGAGTTTGAAGAATTCTTCGGTTCGTGACACCTAAGGGGGATTAATCCTTCCCCCTTTTTTTGTACCTTTCGTTTAAAACCAATGGGTAAATTTCTTTTCGGAATCGTAACTGGAATTGTGATTGCAACCGTTGGGTTCAATGGTATTGCAGCAATTGGCAATCGTGCCGTGCAAGGTATACAGGACTTTGCAGAAAACGCATCTAATTAATATTTTTCTTGTGCCAGTCCACAAGGTGGCACAAACCCCCCTTGTGGATCCCCCCAAAATGTTCTAGGTTGGATTCGTGGTTGAGAAACGCATTCTCCCACAATCAAATTCGTTCCTTTCTCTACACTCGAACAATGAACATTTCTTCTATCGCTCCTGCCATTGAGGCAATCGAAACTGTTGCTACTTACGGAACCAAAGTTTACATGTTTGCATCTGAAATCTTCACCATTTCTGCACTCCTGTGGTGCCTGAATGCCCTTGCTACGGGTATTGAAAAGGTATACAATGCTGGTTACATTGTGGGCACATTCTACCGCCACCATCTACATGCTACGGTGAAAGAATGGACCATTAAGTTCATTGCTGCCGTGATCTTCGTGAGCATTCTGTTCTGGGAAGGTTGCGTGGTTCTTTATACCCGCCGCAATCAAATCCTGGCAACTCTGAATGATTATCGTAACAAGATTGGTGGTGCATTTGTGTATGCCTATGCGTGAGTTCTAGACAACAACGGGAGGTGAAATATCCTCCCATTCTTTATACCCAGGTCGGCTGCCCGTGTGCCAGTTGGCAGACTGTCCACTCCTGCCCCGAAACCGCCCTACCCCGTGCCTATAATGACTGAAGTTCAAACGAAACCAATGACCGAATGGTTCAGTGATGCCTACTGGCACTGGCGTAATGTATTTTACTTCAGGTTCAGTGAATACAATGACAACATTGATCGTTGTGCATTCTTTGAAGAATTGAACTATGGTTGGCATCAAATGTATGCTGATGATGAATTTTGGGGACGCCAATGACTGACCTTAGTGCCAATCGGGGGAGTGCCCACCATTCCCCCCAAAGGGCACCTCGACCGACTATTGTTACAAAGTAACGGACAAACGGAACCGATGACTGCAACTTCCACTAGATTTAATGGTTGGGCAAACTACGAAACATGGAATGTTTCATTATGGATCCAGAACGATTATGAAACCTATCGTAAGTGTCTGGGTGAAACTTCCTATGATTCGTGCATTCCCCGCCTTGAACTTTTGTGGGGTCAGATGACTCCTGATGGTGTACGTTGGATGGATGGACTCATCAATACTCAAGAACTTGATGAGATGCTGACTGAAATGAAGGGGTAAATCCCCTTCGTTAATTAACTCAAACCCCTTTTCCTATTCTACAATGTTTGATGAACTTTGGCAAGAGATTCAAGACATGCCTGGTGAAATCTTTGACATTCCCGAACGAAAATTGAGTATGCAATTTCAAATCACCAACATTGAGTTCGATTGTAGTCTTGATGAAGACATCTTTAATGAAGGTGCAAACCCTGAAGATTACTGGTCTGAGAGTGATAGAATCTGCACCGAAGAAAAACTTGCTCAAGAATACATTGGGCAAATCTTGGAGGTAGACAATGAAGAAGATTTAGTTGATGGGATTAGTGATGCTACAGGTTGGTGCATCAAATCTATTGACTACCGTACCATTCTCAAATGACAATGAACCGCAAAGACCTCCAAGATCAAATGGTCCAGCAAATAATTGATGACATGGACCTTAAGACAATGACCTGCCTTTGTTATGACTACCTGATGGAAGGTTATGATAAGTATTCGGATGATGAATTGACTGAAGAAGTTAATGAATACTACCCACACATTTTGGAGGAAAGTAACACTAACTGAGTCGGATGCCCGAACAGTTGGCAAGGTGTCCACTATTTCAACACAGGGCACCTAAATCGTGTATTGTATAGAAGTTGAGAGGGGCACAGGACACCCGATCACCACTCCTAGTGAGTCAGTTGGCAACTCTACTGCTGGTGATAAACTCTCAACACTCTACATCAGGGGAGGATTAACTCCCCTTTCTTTATACTCAGGTCAGCCGCCGCAACCAGTTGGCAGAGTGGCACAAGAGCGGTTGAAATTGGCGGCGATCTGTGCAATTATAGGATCATGGAAAACAACGCAACTCAAATGTCACTTTTCTCCCAAGGTTGGAAGGCAGAGCAACACTTTGGCAGTGAGTTGACTGCTCATCACCTGAACACTCGTTCAGTGTATCGTTTCAAGGAGAATAGCGCCATTGCTATCACTCACTCTGCAAAGTACGTTGACAACGGAACTGTGGATGTGTTCGCAGTTTCTTATCGTAAAGAGGTGAATTCTCGCCACTCTGTTACTGAAACTGTTGAATTTTTCTCTAACTGGTTGGATGCATACTATTGCGGTGTTCAGTGTGTGAATAACCTGAACATGGAGTTGGTTTGCTGACACTAACCGTGCCCCTGAGTTCTTTATACTCAGGTCGGCCGACCCCCTGTGCCAATCGGGGGAGTGCCCACCATTCCCCCCAAAGGGCACCGTGATCGACTATTGTTACGAAGTAACGAACAAAGGGAACCTCACTGACACTCAAATGCAAAATCTCCACCTCGAACACCCTGAAGATACGGTTCTCTCGGGTGACCTTAAAGCACTTGATTGTCTGCTCCATGAGGGTCACCTCTCCGTCAAACTTGACGGAGCACCTGCAATCGTTTGGGGGATTAACCCCGCCAATGGTCTTCGTTTCGTAGGAACTAAGGCAGTTTTTAACAAGGTTAAAATCCGAATTGCACACTCTCATGAAGAAATTGACCAGTTCTATTCGGGTGAGGTTGCGGTTATTCTGCATTGCTGCTTTGATTGTCTTCCTCACACCGATTCTATCATCCAAGGTGATTTTATTGGGTTTGGCGATAGCGATGAGTTTACTCCCAACACGATCACTTACAAGTTTGGTGAGGTAATCGATCAGCAAATCATTATTGCTCCCCATACCGAATACTTCGCAGAAAATGACCTTCGTGACGCTGTATGTTACCCTTTGGTTGATAACCTTTCTTCCACTGAAACGTGTTACTTTCTGAAACCAGAGTGCTACGTTCAGCACAGTGATTCCAACCAGTTTCATGACCTTAAGGAAGTTATTGGTTTCGCTAAGCAAATGGCACAACTTGTGAATTTTGCAACTCCTAAGGAAGCAATCAAGATCACAAGGCAACTCAACAAGTGCATTCGTGAGGGTCAGGAAATCGATGCAAAAGACTTCGATTGTGATCACCTTCTGATTGAATTCTGGAAACTCGTTAAGTCCATCAAAGAAGATGCTCTATTCCTCTGCCGTAACTTGGGTCCTGCTGCTTACATTGGTTATGATCGAATTGATGCCGAAGGTTACGTCTTTTCTAATGCCTTGGGGTCAATTAAGTTGGTAAATCGTGAAGTGTTCAGTATGGCAAACTTCAACAACTCTAAGTTCTCTGTTTCTAGTTAACTTAGAGTCTTGATTGTCATCATTGGTGACAAGGCACATTATACATCAAAAGGAGACCCTATGTCAAGTCTGAATCAGAAATCTTGGATGAGTGACTCTACTCTAGACCTGTTCATTAAGCATCATGAAGAGTCCGAAGAATTCTGGACTCAAGTTAACAAGATGGCAGAAGAGTATGAGTTGCCGACAGACTACATTCTGATGGAATTCGTGTGAAGACACCCTGAGAATGTTTCAGGGGCATTGTAGCGCCTTCTAGAGGCATCTCTGGGCGTTTCTTTATACTTAAGTCAGCCGCCCGTGTGCCAATTCCCGAACTGGACCCAAATGCCCTGAAACCCCTTGACCTGCCCCCCCAAAAATCCTATATTGGTTTCAACGGGGGGAGGGAAACGAACCCCGCCTCACTGCTCACCTCTTAACTAACTCAAATGACCGTGACTCTGACTGCAAACTATCGTGAAATGCTTGCCGCTAACACTGTGAGCAAGATCGACGAATTGCTGGATGAGAACTATGAACTGGCAGCAATGCTAGAGTTCATTGATGAGCAAAATGAGTCCGATTTCGTGACTTATTATGAAGAATATGTGCGCTGTGGTGAAGCAATCGGTTATGAAGCGGTTGACGCTTTGATCGAAGAAATGGGGTGCATCTCCTACATTCAGGACTGCGACGATCGCTACCGTGGACATTATCAATCTGAGGCAGATTTTGCCGAAGAATATACCGTTGAAGTTTACGGTGACGTTCCTTCCTATGTTGTTGTCGATTGGCAAGCAACTTGGGACACCAATCTTCGCTATGATTTCACTGCCTGCAATGACGGTGATACCTATTGCCCCATCCACATTTTCTCCGATAACTGATCACTAAGGGTTGCAGAGTTCCCTACATCAACTCTGCCTTTCTTCTCTGCTCTGGTGACACTTAACGGTGTGAGAGTTCGATTCTCTCAGCAGGGCAAATCCCCAAAACGTTGTTTCTTTCTTTCTCAAATGTTCGATCGTTCGACCTCTATCGGTATGCTTCGCCAAGGTGCTAACGGAACTCAAATCCTTGAAATCCTTGACACTTTGGTTGATGCAATCGTAGAAGAGAACATTAACGATTGCGCTGCACATTATGCGGCAATTTCGTCTCCTACTCTTGAGCAGATTGCATTCTGATTTCTCTGTAACTTTTACCTGAATTCCTATGGCACTCTGGTCGCAAGCAACTGACATCAAAACCCGCCAAACTATCTGGGTGGGGACTAATGTTTCAAAGGGCAAATCTCAAGCGAATTCCCATACCCGTGGTTGGAAAATCGATGGTTACCCTACTGCTGAACTTGCAGGGTTGCATACAGACTACGTTGGGAAGCAAGGTTAACTCTTTCCCATACATCTCCCATTCGTTGACACTTAAGATGATTTCAACTCCTATCTCTCTCAGCAACATTTTCTACGTTGCGCTAGATCGCACCGCACGCACAGGTGACGAATTCTTCGCCATTTCTGTGGGGCGCTGTTACTTTGGAATCTATCCTGCTGTCAACGGAGTGGACATTTGTTGGGGCATTCTAGACGATAAGGGATGCCTAGATTGATCGGGTTCCTTTATACTCTCATTCATTCCTAAACGACACTCACTGATGACCGACATTTCGACACTTGCTGCTGCATCCTCCACTGACCTTCTCATCGCTGAGATTCAAGGGAAGGTGAAGGTTACTCGTTTGCCGCAACGTAAACCCCGCCGCAGTGAATTGGTGATGAGTCGTGTAGGCGGTGCTGGCACCCGTTGGAATAACTCTACGGGTGGCAATGGTAGACTCAAAGCAGGGCAACTCCGCCCTGAAGAGATTGCACTTAAGTCTGCCCTTCGTTGACACTTAGCGATGCACGAACGAATGGGGATATTCCTTATTCGTTCGGAGCATTCGTGATAGGCAGTTAGAAAAAAGTTTGCCCCTTAAGTATAAGGCGGCCCTCGTATATTATTTTCTTAAGGTACCCCTAAGCTATAAAAGTATGCCCCTAAGAGATCTATATCACTCTAAGACTTTTTTCAAAAGACCTCGAAGGGTATCAAATAAAATAAAAAAAATCCCGGAAAAATTTTTTGGTATGTAGAGATGAGTAAACGTAAACCGTATTGGAGTTTTTGGAAAGTTATTTTTGCGGGGTGGATCATAAGATATCCTGAAAGATTTTTTGATGTATTCCGATTTCCGCTGATGGTCTTATTTGGGGCAGTTGTAGTGATGATATATAATGCATTGAAACAATAAGAATTCAATATGTTAGAAAAGGTATATCACATATACGCAAAGGAGAAATGTTTGTATCACTCACTCAAGGAAGAGGAGTTTTACAAGACTTGGAACACTCTACTTACACTTGTAGATTTGACTTCAAGCGAGTATCAGAAAGAGGATTTAAATTACGAAGAATTAATCGTAAATAAAAAATCAGTATCTGAGTCTTCGTTTTGAAGGGGTTTACAAAAGATAAATAACACGATAAAATTGATCTGAAGGATTTTATTACTCATGGCAAAAGGATTTACAGTTAAAGCAAAACCTCCCACAGCACAGGAATCTGGGGATTGGGATATTGATGCAATCAAGGCAAGAATGCGAGGTAAGAGCATTGTGTTCTGTCTACCAGGACGTGGATGTTCTTTTACATTCTTGAAGGCATTTGTTCAACTCTGTTTTGATCTTGTACAAAATGGATGTGGAATTCAAATTTCTCAAGATTATTCATCAATGGTAAACTTCGCACGTTGTAAGTGTCTTGGTGCAAATGTTCTGAGGGGTCCGAAACAGATTCCCTGGGATGGTAAGTTGCAATATGATTATCAACTATGGATTGATAGTGATATTGTTTTCAACACTGAGAAGTTTTGGCAACTTTGTGATTTGGCATTCCCTGCTGAAGCAATTGATGAAGAGGGAGTTGTTGATGAATCGAAGAAGCGTGGTATTGTTGCTGGATGGTATGCTACAGAGGATGGGCGCACGACTTCTGTTGCTCATTGGTTGGAGGAAGATGATTTCCGTAACAATGGTGGTGTGATGAATCATGAAACCGTTGATAGTATGGGTAAGCGTAAGAAACCATTTACTGTTGATTACACAGGATTTGGTTGGGTATTGATTCAGAAGGGAGTCTTTGAGAATCTTGAATATCCTTGGTTTGCTCCGAAGATGCAAGTTTTTGAATCTGGTGCAGTACAAGATATGTGTGGAGAGGATGTTTCCTTCTGTCTCGATGCAAAAGATCAGGGATATGAGATTTGGTGTGATCCTCGCATTCGCGTTGGGCACGAAAAGACTCGTGTTATCTGATAATGTTTAATATTCTCTACAAGGGAGAAATAATGTACACAGGGCTTTCGTATGAAGAATGTGCGGAAGTCCTTTCAGAACTCTCATATGAATTTTATGAGGGTAGTGAAATTGATCCGAATGAACTTAAATTGGAGGAAATTGTAAATGGCTAGGCGACCTTCTTTTAGCGGTGGAGATCTTATTGAATCAAAACCCAAGAAAACACGGCAGGGTTCTGGTAAACACACCAAGTATGCCGCAACGTCTCGTAATAAAGCACGTAAGCGTAGTAGAGGGCAAGGGCAGGGTTAATCCTTATATCCGGTCATCCAAAGTCTCTCTTTTGAGGCAAAAGTAGAAGGGAAAATCCAAAATGAAGGAAATTGAAGAACATATCCAGAATTGGATCCTCAAAATATCAAAATTAAGACCCGAATTGGGTAATTTTGCGATTTGCCCCTTCTCTTCAACTGCTTCTTATAAGATTGTACTATCAAATATTGACGATATTATGCCTTTAAAGGGGTATGATGTCGTCATTTTTGTTGTTGAGGACTATCTAGATGCCTCTGCAATCCAATTGTGGTGTGAAATCTACAATAACATCTACAAAGACTACATATTTTTAGAGGATTGTGGTCGTTATAAAACCTTTATACAAGGTATTCAAACAAATAATGGCAAATATAATTTAATTTTATGCCAATCTAGAGAAAAATTAGAAAAATCGAGAGAAAATCTATCAAAAACTGAATATTACGAACATTGGGACAAGGAAATGCTTGAGGAAATTTTGGGTAAGGACCATAAAATACCTCAAAAGGGATAGAAACCCCTTAAAAAGTTCTGTTTTACCCTCAAAAAAGGAACAAACAGATGGCAATTCAACCAAATCCAGATAGGGACGTAAATTATATGAAAGAAGTTTGGGGAACAACGAGTCTAATTACTGATTATTGGAGCAAAACTCCTGGAGACTCGAAAAAACAGATGCTCAGGGAGATTAATAACGATGATATTACTCCAAAAAAGCATGATTTTTCTCTTCAGAATGAAATTCATGAGAAAATTCGCAATGACAATGATTATGATGATTGGTCTTATGGAACTGAACCATTTTATGGTCAAAATCCTTAATAAATAACTTGAGACTATATCTTTTCATAAATGCCTGTAGAGAGAATTAGTAAATCATTTAAGGATATTAGTTTATCTCTTCAGGTCAATCCATTGACTTATGATATTTTAGCGATTAAAAATGAAACCGCGATTGCAAGATCGGTTCGTAATCTGGTTTTAACTTTGCCAGGTGAAAGGTTTTTTAATCCAGATGTTGGATCTGATATTGGTAGATCTTTATTTGAAAATATTGATTCAATTTCTGCAGATGGTATTAAATCCCAAATTGAAAATACAATTAGAAATTATGAACCAAGAGTTTCATTAATTGATGTTATTGTAAATCCAATTTATGATAATAATGAATTTAACGTTACTATAAAATATAATATTATAGGTATAGATGTTCCACCACAAAAGTTAGTTTTTGTATTACAGCCAACCCGATAAATGGCAATAGTAAATTTTACAGACTTAGATTTTGATCAATTAAGGCAATCTATTAAGGATTACCTAGGATCAAGTTCAGATTTCACGGATTATGATTTTGAAGGATCGAATTTGTCGGTCTTGATAGATATTCTTGCATATAATACGTATATTTCCTCGTATAACGCTAATATGATTAGCGGTGAGGTTTTTATTGATAGTGCAACACTAAGAGAAAATATTGTTTCCCTTGCAAGGAATATTGGATATGTTCCAAGATCAAGAACTGCAGCAAGAGCAAATATATCCTTTTTTGTTGATGTTTCAAATTACGCATCAATTCCAAGAGTTATAACCTTAAATAGGGGTATAGTTTGTACTACGGAATCTGAGTTTAGTGGAGAAAGTTATACATTTGTTACTACAGAAGATATTTCAGTTCCTGTGGTAAATGGAGTTGCATTTTTTGAAAATATTGAAGTTTATGAAGGAACTTTAGTAAGTTCAGAGTTTTTCGTAAATTCTCAGATACCAAACCCACCACAAAGATATATCATTGATAATGTAAATGTTGACATTAGCACTTTATCAGTTCGTGTATATACTAGTCCTTTATCCAGTCTTTCTACAAAATATTCTTTAGCACAGGATATTATTGATGTTGGATCGGATTCCAAGATTTTCTTTATTCAAGAAATACAAAATCAGTACTATGAAATAATCTTTGGTGATGGTATTTTTGGTGATAAATTACAAGAATCTAATTTGATTAATGCATCGTATGTGGTTTCGAATGGATCATTGGGAAATAATCTTTCACAATTTGCATTTGCTGGTAAGTTAGACTCTAATATTGGAATTATTACTCGCGGAATCTCAAATATTGTAACAAACACCAATTCATTTGGTGGATCTGAGATTGAATCTGTACAATCAATTAGAAATTACGCACCAAAATACTACTCTTCTCAAAATAGAGCAGTAACCGCGAATGATTTTAAGGCAATTATCCCAAGAATATATCCAGAACTGGAGTCTGTTAATGTTTTTGGTGGTGAAGACTTAAATCCACCAAGATATGGAAAGGTTTTTGTTGCAGTTAAACCACAGAGTGGTACTTTTATATCTTCAAGTGCTGCTCAAAATTTGAAAAATCTTCTAAGAAAATATACAGTTGCTGGTATTGTAGTTGAAGTTATTGATTTGAAAAACTTATTCATTGAACTGGATACTACAATTTATTATAATGAAAATTTAACTAATAATGATCAAGTACCAAAAAATAAAGTAATATCCAATTTAGAAAAGTACTCAAAATCTCTTGAATCTGATAGTAGTGATATTAGATTTAAGTATAGTAAAGTTTTAAATATTATTGACGAAAGCGATGCTTCTATTACTTCAAACATTACTAAAGTCTCTTTGAGAAGAGATTTTAGGGCATCTATTAATCAATTTGCAGAATATGAAATTTGCTTTGGTAACGAACTTTTTGTAAGAAATAGAGATGGGTTTAATATAAAAACATCTGGATTTAGTGTTGCTGGAATTAGTGGAACGGTTTACATTTCTGATAAACCAAATGCAAATTTAAAAACGGGAAGTTTATTCTTATTCAAAATATCAACAGAATCTGATGAACCTGTCCAGGTTAGACAATCTATTGGAACTGTAGATTATGTGAAAGGGGAAATTATATTGAATCCAATTAACATTGTTTCTACGATTATAGATAGTGGAGAATCTATTGTGGAAATTTCTGCCACACCAAAATCAAATGATGTTATTGGTTTACAGGATCTTTATTTACAGCTTGATACCAATAAAATAACCGTTACTGCAGTTCGTGACAATATTTCTTCTGGAAATGATATTTCTGGAAGTAATTATATTACAACCTCAAGTTATACGAATGGAAAATTAATTAGAGATTAATAGAAATGCAAAGCACAAGAGTTAAAATTAGTAATGTTGTAAAGAATCAACTCCCAAATTTTGTTAGGGAGACTTACCCTTTAGTTGAAAAACTATTCCAAGAATATTACGCTGGATTAGAATATCAGGGTGGTGTACTGGACATACTTCAAAATATTGATAAGTATGTAAAACTTGACAATATTGCATCTCTAATTGAATATACGGAATTAACTCAAGATATTTCTTTTGCTGATGATAGTATTCGCGTATCTAGTACTAGAGGATTTCCTGATAGTTATGGATTGATTCAAATCGATTCTGAGGTTATTTTATACAAGTCAAAAACATATAATACATTTAATGATTGTGTTAGAGGTTTTAGTGCGATTACCTCATATGAAGATGGTCTAGATTTTCAAAAAACTAATGCAAGCGATCATTTAAATTCTGCATCTGTCAAAAATTTAAATATTTTATTCTTAAATGAGTTCTTTAAGAAAATAAAAACTCAATTTGCACCAGGATTTGAGAATAGAAAGTTTTTTTCTAGCGATACTCTAAGCGTAAATAAAAATCTTTTGATCAAACAGTTAAAAGATTTTTATACTTCTAAAGGAACTGATGCTTCCTATAAAATTTTATTTAAAGCATTATTTGGGGATGATGTTAAAGTCATCAAACCAAGAGATTATTTGATTAGACCTTCAGATGCTCAATATAGAATTAATCAGGAATTAGTTATTGAAGCAATTGAAGGAGATCCAAAAGACTTAGTTAATACTACAATTTTCCAAAATACTCTATCAATTGATGGTGAAGAATTTATATCCTCTGCATATGGAACTGTAAATAAAGTTGAAACAATTACAAGAAAGGATAAAACTTACTATACCATAGGTCTTGACTTTGATTTCAATAAAGATATTAATCTTAGAGGATCGGTCTATGGTGAATTTGTTATCGGTCCAAAAACTATTATTTTGGAAAGAATTGACATCGGATCTTCGTCAATTACCGTAGATTCTACATATGGATTTCCAGAAACTAATGGAAAGTTGGTTGTATATTATGAAGATGGTACAACTCAACAAATCGATTATCAAAGAAAAAATTTGAATCAGTTTTTGGGTTGCTCTGGAATCAATAGAAATATTGATTCTAAAACGGAAATTTACTTGGATTATGTTTGTGAAGGTGGATTAACGGTTGGTAATGATGAAAATCCAATTAAGTTTAGAATTACTGGAGTTTTATCAGATCCTGTAGTTGATAAAAATTCTCGTTATATTGTTCCTGGAAATAGAATAAATTTAAGAACTTTAGGAAAAGATATTAAAGATCCTCAATTTAACTGTTGGAGATTGAATATATCACCATCTTATAAAATAAAAAATTTATCATTAATCAATACACTAAACAATATTTTTAGAGTTCAATTAAGTGACAAACATCTTTTCAATTTGGGAGATGGTGCAAGATTAATATCAACTTCCGGATTGCTTAATGAGTATAAAGCTGTAGTTGAATCCATTGTCGATGATTTTTCTATAAATGTTTCATTGCCATTTAATTTTGATTCTACGCAAGAATATAATATTGAAAGAGAAATTTCTAAATTCACTTACAATTATAATTCTGAAGTATTTGATAATAATGATATCTACATTACTGACACTCAAAATACTTATAGAGATTCTGGTGGAAGTTTATATCTTGCATCACAATCTTTACCAAAATATGGAAAGGAATCATTAATTATTACTGATGATACTGTTGTTTTGGGTGAAGATTTCTTTATTAGTGAAGAACAAAACCCAAGCAATCCTCAAATTTTAGATAAGGTTTTAAATATTGGAAAAAATGCCTTTGTTACTGGGGATGCTTTGTATTATCAAAGTGGAGAAGGAGTCAATTCTTTAAATATTGCAAATGGAGTTTACTATGTCAAAGCATTGGGTACATTTAGTAATTCCACAAAAATAAAACTTTCAAGTAGTAGAAGTAATCTTGATAATAATATTTTTATTGATGTTTCAGTAAATTCTCCAACTTCTAAACTTACTGGAAATCAGAATAAAATATTTAAGTCTACCAATGAATTAATATTTTTCCAAAATCAAAGTGAAAATTCTAATCAGAATTTTTCTAGAAAAATTTCTCCAAAAAATATTTTCAAAAAAGTATCTTCTCCAGAAATACCTAAAGAAAAAACTTTAACACCTTCGGGAACTATTGGCGTTTTGGCAAATGGAGTTGAGATTGCTAATTATAAGTCAAATGATTTTATATATTATGGATCTATACAAAAAATTGATGTAAAGTCTTTGGGTTCTGGATATGATGTAATAAATCCACCAATTTTAAATATTTCTGACAAATCAGGAACTGGAGCTTCTGTAATATCTCATGTTCAAGGATTTTTGGAAAAAATTGACGTTTTAGGGGGTGGTTTTGATTGGGATGGAATTCCTGAAATAAAAATATCAGGAGGAAATGGATTTGGTGCAATAGCAATTCCTGAAATGACAGTTTTTGATCATTTTGTAGAATTTGTTGCAAATACTAATCAAATAGATGTTACGACTGCAACTCCAACATCAGGAAATATAACTTTTAGTATAAAACATAAATTTTATGAGGGTGAAAGAATTTTATATGATTACACCGACGCTCCTCTTGAAGGATTGGAAAGAGAAATTGATTATTTTGTTTCTCCGGAAACAGATTTTACTCTAAAGGTATATAAAAACTTTACAGATTCTATTAATAGAGAAAATGCAATTGAGTTTGAATTAGATTCTCTTGCTTCAGGAAAGCACTTTTTGAAAAGTGCTAACAAAAAATCAACTATAGGTTCTATAAAAATTACAAGAACCGGAGAAAATTATACCAATAAAAAGATCGTATTTTCAAATTCGAATGTAGATTTATATAAAAATTCTATAAAAATTGAAGATCATGGATATAAAACGGGAGAGGTTATAGTATATAATTCTAGTGGATCTCCCATATCTGGATTATCAACAAATACAGAATATTATGTAAATGTAATAAATTCTAACGAATTTAATTTGTGTGGAATTAATACAGTTCCAGGAAATCCGCCAGATTTCAACTTAAAAAGAAGTATTTTTGTAAACTTTGAAAATTTTGGTTCTGGTTCTTATGAAATAAACTATAGACCAATAAGAGTTGATATTGTTGGTAATTTTAAGAATAAGTCTTTACCTCTTGATGATATTAAACCAAATATTATTCCCGCATTTAGGGGTTCTATTGTATCGACTTGCATCGAAAATTCTGGTTTAAATTATGGTTCTTCTGATATATTAAATTATAACAGACAGCCAAATATTGAGGTTAGAAATGGTTCGGGCGCTGAGTTGAAAGCAATTATTTCAAATGGACAAATAAAGAGAGTATTGATTGTTAATGGTGGTTCATTTTACAATTCAACTCCTACTATAGAAATACAAGGTGAGGGGAGTGGGGCAAAACTAGTACCAATTATTTCCAATGGAAGAATTGTTGAAGTAAATGTAATTTCTGAAGGTATAAACTATAAAACCAATGGAACACTTTTAAATGTTATTTCTTCAGGTTCTGGCGCTTCTTTTGATGCGGTAATTCAAAAGTGGAATGTCAATTCTGTTGAAAGAGCAATTCTGAAAAAGCAAATATTGAATAATGATGTATTTTTACTTGATACTAAAAATGAATATGGCGAAAGAATTACTCAAATAACTCATTCATATGCTCCAAGAAGACTAAGAGAAGACTTACTTGTTTCTAAAAGAATTGGTGGTAATGATTTTTATAAAAAAGATCTTGAGATTGTTGATGGAAGAGAATCTATAACATCAGAATATCACTCTCCTATTATTGGGTGGGCATATGACGGAAATCCAATTTATGGTCCATTTGGATTTGCAAATCCTTCTGGTGGAGGTTCAATTAAAAAATTAAGTACAGGTTATCGAACAATATCTGGTACAAATAGACCAAGTTTGAATGATTTTCCTTTAGGATTTTTTGTTGAGGACTATGTTTTTGTTGGAGATGGTGATCTTGATGATTATAATGGAAGATTTTGTGTAACACCAGAGTTTCCAAATGGAATATATGCATATTTTTCATCTTTGGGTGGATATGATGCTCAATTCAGCACAACTTACCTTAGACCTAGTTTCCCATATTTTATTGGAAATTATTTTAAGTCGAAAGTAATAGACTTTAATTTTGATATAAGTGCAAATCAAAATATAATTTCATTTGAAGAAAATCAACTTATAAGAAATACAAACCAATACAATTTACTTAGCGATACTTCTACTTATAATTACATTTTTAATCCAATTGAATATGAAAATCAACTGAATAGTGTTTCTAGAACTCAAAGAGGTATAATTGAAACAGTTGATGTCATATCTGGTGGAGAAAATTATAAGGTAGGAGATATTATAGAATTTGGTGAAGATGAAAATGGGAATAAATCTTTTGCCGAGGTTTCTGAAGTAAAGGGTAAGGACGTTACTTCGATTATATTGGATTCATTTGGAATAGAGAATGTTGAATTTGGGACATCAAATAATAAAAACACTATTATTGGAATATCCTCTTCACCACATGGTTTAAACGATAATGATGTTGTAAATATTATTGGTCTGAATGAACTCCTTACAAATAAAGAAAAAAACGTAACGTCTATTGTTGATGTTACCTCAAATAGACTTGTATTAAATCAAGAACTTGGAGTGTCTACTCCAAATGAATCTGAAAAAATAACAGTTGTTGGCAATTTAAAGCCAACAGCAATTAGATCTAATGATGTATATAAGATATTTAATGGAAATGATGTAGAATTTTTCAAAATCTTAAATGTAGACCCAATAAATTCTCAAATTAGAGTTTTGAGAAGTGGTGTTACAACATCATATCCTTCGGGAACCAGTCTTATTGAAGACCCTAGAGTTATTAGTGTTTCATCTGTTGATAATAACTCAACAATTACATATTCTGGAGAAAAGGATTATCCCGTAAATAAAGAATTATATTTTAATCCAGAAATTTCTGTTGGTGTTGGAACTACTACAACAAATGCATTTATTGAAAAAAATTCATCAAACTACCAATGCGGAATTTCTTCTGATAGTTTAGTTGCAAATGATCCAAATTTTAAAGTTGGTTTGGTGTTTAACAATTTAACAAATGTATCTGCATTTAGAGTTGGAGATTATGTTTCTCTGACAGGATCTACAGATACTACTTTCAATTCAATAATTGATAAGATAAAAGTTCTTAATGTTGGTATAAATTCAATTGTTTTAGATTATAATGTATCTTCCCTTACTACTGATCAAATAATTTCAATTGCGGGTTCTGGTGTTACTTCTTATGTAGATAAATGGATTACTAGAAGCATTCCTTCAAGAAGTATATACTTAAAGGACCACAGAATTAAGACTGGGGATAGGTTATTATACAAAAATAATGGTGGATCATCAATTTTAGTAAGTGGTCCCGTTGCTTTAGATGATTTTGATAATCTTTATGCATATGCATTTGATGAAAATCATATTGGAATTTCTACACAATATGTTGGTTTGAGTACAACAGGAGAATATTTAAATCCAGAAACTAATGAGTCGTTATTATATTTTGTATCTTCGGGAACTAGAGATTATCATAGCTTTAGAACTGATTTGGAAGTTCAAAAAGGTATTTTGACTAGAAATATTGCTAGAGTAAATACTTCATCAGATCCATCACTATTTTACAATGAAAATATTTTTGTCAATCTTAAATCGAATGAACAAATAAGTGTAAAAGTAAAATATAATGATGCAAATAGAAGACTAGTATTTAATCCCAAATCTTATAATAATACCAACCTCGATAAAAATACATTAATTATTAATAATCATGGTTACTTTACAGGACAAAAGATTATTCATAATACATTATCTCCAACAGACCTTGAGAATGATAAAATTTATTATGTTGTTGTGGAAAATGAAAATGAATTTAAATTATCACTTACATATGAGGAGTCTATTAGAAGGAATCCAGTAGTTATTGATCTTACAACTCCATTATTTGGGGAAATATCCGAAGTTAATCCAAACATAAACCTTTATAGAAATGATACTGTCAATTTTGATTTGACCGATTCTTCACTTTCTTTCATAAGCAATCAATCAAGTGTTCCTGCATTTGACTTTGACATTTATGAAGATGAAAATTTCTTGCAAAAGTTTTTAAAGACTAAAGATGATTCATCTTTTGAAGTAACTAAAACTGGTGTTATAGGAGTTACAAATAATGCAAAAGTAACTTTATCAATAAATGACACCACACCTAAAAAATTATATTATAAGCTTACACTAGTTAATACTTCATTAAGCGTTCCAATTTCAAAAACTGAATATAGAATTGATGATGATAATATTAAAGAAAATAGCACAATAACTATTTTGGATAGTGTATATTCTGGTCATAATAAAGTTTCTTTTACAGGAACTTCATTTTTTGATTATTTCTTAAAAAAGAAACCTGAAAAATCTTTTTATTCTGGAACAAATGCATCTATTTTATATACTACAGACTCTTATTCAACTCTTGGGGAAATAACAAAAGCTTCTGTTCTTTCTAGAGATAGAAAGTACAGAGTTTTGCCAGGAATTACTTCTATTACCTCTAAAACAGGTACAGGTGCATTATTATTCCCATCCAGTAATAAGATTGGATCTGTGGCAAAAGTAGATCTTAAGAATATCGGATTTGATTATAGTGTTGACTATAGTTTACGTCCCACTGGAAATCTTCCTCAATTGATTAATGTTGAGCCTTTAAGTATTTTTGAAAGTATTAAGGTTGTTTCTACTGGTAAGGATTATACTCTTACTCCAAATCTAGTCGTTATTGATGGGTTGTCTGGAAAGGTCGATACTCAATCTGAGTTAAAATTTGTTCCTGAAGAAGTTAAGGTTGAAATAATTCAAAATAGTTCTGGATTGTTTAATAAAACTCCTATAATTATTCCAATTAACAATTCCAATGGAATTACTGTAAGTTCTGTAAGTTACGTTCCTGAAGATAAGATTTTAACATTTACTTTAAATCAAGGGTTTAGTTCAACTGCAGATTTTCCTTTCGATGATGGAGATAGAGTTCTATTAGAAAACTTCAAAGTAAATGATGTCAATGTAGATCCAATAACAAATGAAGTAACCTTTAATGAAAATGTTAAGGGAATTAATTCTTCAAATTATAATTATGCATTATTCACAGTCAGTAATGTTGCTAAGGGTATTGGTGGAAATGTTTCTAGATTTTCTATTGATATGTCAGAATATCTTGAAGGAGATGAAATTCCTGGAGAATATAGACCTGTAAATACGTTTGGATATTTTGTTCCAGAAAAATATTTCCCAACTTTTAATATAACTCTTCAGAAAAATAACTTTATTCTTGGAGAAGAGGTATTTACTTCTAGTGGATTTACTGGAATAGTAGAATATTGGGATAGAGACAATGAATTTGTAAGCGTTCTTTCTGGGGATAAATTTATAACTGGTGACAGAATTACGGGAAGAACATCAAATTTGAGTGGAATAGTTGGAAAAGTTCAGTTCTATGATGCAGAATATAAGGTTGGGTCTTCTTCCGTGGTATCTAGAGGATGGGATACCAGAGTTGGATTCTTGAATGATAATACTCAAAGAATACAAGATAGTTTTTACTATCAATATTTCTCATATGACCTGAAATCAAAAACTCAGTTTTCTGAATGGCAAGATGCTGTATCAAGTTTAAATCATGCTTCCGGATTTAAAAAGTTTTCAACTTTTGAAGTTGAATCTACACCAGATGAAGTAAACAGAACTTCAATTTCATATTCCGAATTGAACTCAGTTTCTGATATATTCTCAATTGTTGATATCAATTCATATGTTGATTTTGATATGGTTTCAGAAAATACATACCTTCTTGATGGTAGAACTGTATCTGACCAAGTGGTATTTAATACAATACCTGTTCAAGACTATGCAGAATCTATTAATAATAGAGTTTTGGTGATTGAGGATATTAGTAGTCAATTTAATAATGTACCAAGAGATGAGAGATTTGTTGTTGTTGACAAATTCCCAATATTCCAGACTAGATATAGAAAATACTTTGCATATGTTAAAGATAAACTATTCTTTAATGAAAGGCAATTTGGTTTAATTTCTTTAATTCATGATGATTTGGAAGGTTATATTGGACAATATGGTCAAGTAGAAACTTTTGGGGAGTTGGGGACATTTGAATTTAGAATTAGAGGATTCTTTGGAGAAATTACATTCAATCCATTTGACTTTGAATTTAATGATTTTGATATTGAACTTGTATCTTATAGTTTATTTGATACATTTGTTGGATTGGGGTCAACTTCTCAAGAAACTTATTCTTTAGGTACAGTTGTTACTTTTACAAACCAAACTGCATCAATTTCCGCCGGAACCACATCTGCAATTGAAATTGCTAGAGTTGGAACTGAATACAAAGCAAATAAATTGCTGACAACATTAAATGATGAAAATGGTGATTATAGAGAATCTGTGGAACTTAATATTGTTAGTGATGGTAATGATGTTTATATAACAGAATATGGAAAATTATTTACAAAAGCATTAAATCCTCCAATTGGATATGCGGCATATTCTGCAAGAATTTCTGGAGACGATATTATCGTAGAAGCAACTCCTTCAGTATCTTATGGTGCCACACTAGAAGTTAATACGGTATCAACCTCCATTGATACTGACTTTGATGCTATTGATACAGATCTTCTAGTTCTTTCAAATACTAGACTTGAAAGTGGAATTGTAAATATTGGAATAACAACAAATACTGCTGAAGTTCATCGTCATAATAGAGTTTATGGTGGAGCATATTATTATGCTGTTGTCACTTCAAATTTTGGAGGATTTAATTCAAAACTCCAAGCTCTTGAAATTGTAACTGTTAATAATGATTCTGATGCATATATTACTGTTTATGGTAGTGTTTTAAATGATCCAACCGTAAATACACTTGGAGATTTTAGTGTTTCCGTTTCCGGTAAAAATTGCATATTATCATTTACACCTGCAGTTGCTGGTGAAAATATTGCTATTAAGTTTTTCTATCAAGGCGTTAAGACTATTACGGAAAATCCAGAAAATCCTGATGAATTGATTTTAGATTTAAATGAATCACAAATTAATTCATATACCACGGATTATATTGGAACTCAGAATGAAATTAAAAGAAAGTTTGATTTATTCTATGATGGATATCCTATTTTAAGAAGAACTTTTAATGCATCAAGTTTTACATCAGTTGATCTTAATAATGATAAGTTGATTATTCCAAATCATTACTTCAGTACTGGTGAAGAAGTTACTTATGATACTAATGGTGATGATCCAATTGGAATTGCTTTAACTTCAGTTCCTGGAATAGGATTGACTGATATACTACCTACAAAACTTTACATTATTAAAGATAATAATTTAAGTGTTAGAGTCGCAGCTTCTGCATCTCAAGCACTAAAATCTGTTCCAGATTATCTTGATTTGATTTCATATGGAACAGGAACAACTCATACTTTAACTGGAAAAAGAGGGAATGAAAGATCATTAATTACTATTGACAATATGATCCAATCTCCTATAGTTTCAACTTCATTTGAAACTACTTTGGCAGAACCTTTGGGTCTAAAAGATGTTAGGGTAAAAGTTACAAATCCAGATGTTTTTGTTGGTGGTGACGTATTTAGAGTTGATGATGAAATACTCCGCGTTAAAGTTGTTGGATTTGGTGCAACTAATACATTATTGGTAAATAGATTCTGGTTGGGAACATTGCCATCCACTCATGATATTGGTGCTGGATGTACAAAATATTCTGGAGATTATAATATTGTTGATAATACAATTCATTTTTATGATGCTCCATATGGTAAAGTTCCCATCACACCAAAAGATCCTAAACCAGATGAGGTTGATTTTGTAGGAATTTCGACAAGTTCATCTTTCTCTGGAAGGATATTTAATAAATCAGGTCAAATTAATGGATTGAGTCCAACATATTCCGATAATGTTTTAGTTGATGATATTTCCGAGCAGTTTACTGGTATTAGAAGTGAGTTTACACTAACATCAACCGATCCAGCTCTCAGCGGAGTTTCTACTTCGAATTTATTTGTTCTCATTAAAAATATTCTACAGATACCTTTTGATGAACAGAGAAATATAGATGGAGCATTTACTTTAGGTCAAACTCCTGGTGGAGATCCAACAATAATATTCAAACAATCTCAAGAAGTTTCTAATCTTGAAGATATAAATTCAACAAATTTACCTTCTGGTGGAATAATAGTCAGTACTGGATCAACATTTGGGCATGGATATCAGACATTGAGGACTCCAGGAGCATCAGTTACTATTGATAACACTGGATCAATTTCGAATATAACAATCGGATCAACTGGAAGTGGTTATAGATTGGTTGATGGGAAGGAAATTTTTGTTACTACTTCAACAATTTCTTCTTCCGGTTCAAATATATTAACTATAAACGAAGAAAGAAGTTTGTTTGATAAACTTCCATATTCATCAAGACCTTTATGCAGTACTGGAATAGGAACTATTTGCAATGATTTGGAAATCTCATCATACGATCCTATTACTTCTACTATTACACTATCTGATAATTTGGATGAAGATATTCCTTCAGGTTCTATAGTTTCTATAAAATTAACTGAATTGACTTCTGAAATTGTAGATATTGGAATTAGAACTGAAAGTACTGTAGATTATGATGTAAACTATATTGGATTTACCACGGTAATTTCCGGTTCAATTTCAACAAATATAAATTTTGTCAATCCTGGAATATCATTTACTAGTTTTTATGATGTATTTGAAACTTTATCTTCAGAACCATCATCTATTGGTTCTACTGTAGTTTATGTAAACACTGTAAGAAATATAAACAATATAAACAATTATATTTCAATAAACAATGATAAAAATGTAAAAATTGTGGGAATTGGAAATACTTTTATAACTATAGATACTCCATTAACTTCCAATATTTTATCTAATGAAAAGGTAACTATAAGAAGATTTTCTCCTCCAGAAATTGTATTTGATTCTCCAATAGGATATTATGAAATTCCGTTAATTTATAGTTCAACTTCACCTTCTATTGGAATAGGAACTGGAGCAAAAATTAATTTGGTTGTTGGAGAGGAAGGCAGAGTTATTGACTTTAAATTTACAAATAATGGATATGGATATAGACCATTTGAGGTATTGACTGTACCAACTGGAGGACTAACTGGAATACCTCTTGATCAGTCAACTGCATTTGAAGAATTCAAATTGTTTATCGATGATGTATATGATACAAAATTCTCTGCTTGGTCTATAGGAGATTTGCAAGTTATTGATAATTTTGATGATTTATTTGATAATTCTAGAAGAGTTTTCCCAATCAAAATTAATGGTGAGCAAAAATCAATTAGAGCTAAAAAAGGTTCTAACATTGATATTCAAGCAGTATTATTAGTTTTATATAATGACATTTTACAAGTTCCAGGAAAGGGATATACTTTTACTGGTGGAAGTATTATTACTTTCCCCGAAGCTCCCAAATTTGGAGACACTGTTTCCATAATATTCTATAGAGGAAATGGTGACACTGATGTTGTAGATGTTGATGTATTAGAGTCGGTAAAAATTGGAGATTCTATATTCATTACTAGTGACGATAAGAAACTCATTCAAAATGAAAGAATTGTTTCAGATGTTGTATCTTCTGATTTTGTAAACACATTAATTTATAATGATAGGGGAATAAGTAATGACTTTGAATTACTTAGACCAATAACTATCGCAAAACAAACTGAAGATTTTGTTATTGATAATCAATTTATTGGTAAAGATAGAGTATATTATGAACCAAGTATTTTACCCTCAGCAAATCTTATTAGTGATATTGAATTAAATAGCACTAAATTCTATGTTGATACACTAAAACCATTTTTTGACAATGCAGCTGAACAAATAGATGAAAATGAAAGAAATGTTATTAAAATTATAGATTCTAGAGAAAAGACTCCAGCAATAGCAGGAACATGTCAAGTTTCTAATGGTGAAATTATAAGTATTCCCGTTATTGATGGTGGAAGTGGATATGAGAGTGTTCCAAATGTTACTATTCAATATCCATTCTTATCAAATCCATTACCAAGAACAATTGAATTGGTAAATATTGCAAATATTACAGGAACTATATCTACTGTTGGAGTTTCAACTGCTATTATAGGGGAACAAATTTTAGGAAGTATTAGTGGAGCATCTGGAATTCTTGCGGGAATAACTACAGATAATGTTATTGAAGTTCTTCCCACTAATTTACATTCATTTGTTATTGGAGAGGAAGTAAGTTTATTTGAGTCGGGATTTAGTGCGGAAGTTTCTTCGACAGATTCTTTAGAATATGCCACAGCAACTGCAAATATCAGCGCAGGGCAAGTTGATAGCATTACAGTCACAAATTCTGGAGTTGGGTATACTTATGGTCCAATAAAGAAACTGAGAGTTGTGAAGAATGGTACTGGATATCCTCCGGTAATAAATGAGGGTAATGGAACTTTTAGTGGCGCAAGACTTAATAGTCAAACTGGAATTGGTTTAAATGCCTCAATTGATGTTAATTTAATTGTTGATCCAATCACTGAAAATTTAATTATTGACTCTGCAAATATTGATATAGTAAATGCAGGATTTAGATATTCTGTTGGCGATATTGTTTACGTAGATACTTTTGATAATCCTGGAATTGGACAAACATTTAGAAACTATCGTTTGAAAACTCCAATAATATATGAGGTCATTGAAATTAATGAACCAAAAGTGTCAATTGATCCACCAACTTCAATTACTGAAGTCATAAGAGATGTTCAATTTGCAGGTGATTATGGAGTTGTTGTTGGAATATCTACAGCCGATAGGGTTACAATACCTGGAGAACCACCCGGAATTTCATTGGATTTATATATTCCAGAAGATTCGATTCTGAGAGATGAAGTTTATATTGGAGATACTGTTGTTGGTTCTGCAATAACAATAAGTCAACTACAAGCAGGAGACTATTTGCGTTTATACAATTCAAGAGTTGGAAATTCTCCAAACTCTTCTTTCAAGAATACTGGATCTATACTATCAAATTCTTCCAATTTAGATAATGTCTATCAAGTCATAGACTCGCAAATTATTACAGTTAATTCCAATTTTTATGGATCTCTATTATTTGTCAATAGAATTCTTTGTGCAGTTGCTAATTTGGATTCCGTACCAACTTTACCTGCGAATGATATTTCGATAGATGGTAATATTGCTGAATTTAGTTGGGGAAAAATTGATAATTTGGATAAGAGAGTATTTCCAAAAGAGTTTAATATTGACCAAACGATAAATCAAAACAATCCAGTTGTTCAAAGATTTAATGCTCTAAAATTTTCAAATTATGATTATTGATTTTTATCCACAAATCGCTTTATAAATAATCAAAAAATGTTAAAAAATGTCGGCAATTATAACTGACCAACTTAGAATATCTAATGCTTTGGGATTTATTGATAAAGTAAATTCTGTGGACAATGCATATTATGTTTTTCTAGGTCTTTCAAATTCAACTGAATATTCCAGCACCTGGGAAATTAACCCACCTTTCCCAAGAGATAATTTTAATGAAGAAAACAAAATTTGGGATACTATGTTTTCTTTGAAAAAAATTTCACCAGGTGATGTTTCTCCCGTTATTAGAAGAGTTAACTGGGAATCCGGAAGAACCTATGATATGTATCGCCATGATATTAGTATTGATAAGCGTGCAAATCAAACAGATTCCACTACTCTATATTCTTCGGATTATTATGTAATAACCCAAGATTATAGAGTATACATATGCTTACAAAATGGAACTACTCCAGAATCTCCTAGAGGAAATCCATCTTTAGACGAACCAACATTTACTGATTTGGAACCAAGAGCTGCTGGAACTAGCGGTGATGGATATATATGGAAATATCTTTACACTATAAGACCAAGTGAAATTATAAAATTCGATAGCACAAATTTTATTCCTGTTCCTAGGGATTGGACTACAAACGGAGATTATTCTTCAATAATACAGAATGCTTCAACTAGCGGACAATTAAAAATAGTAAATGTTTTAGATAGAGGTACTAACTTAGGAGCACCTGGATTATATCAAAATATTCCAATTAGGGGTGATGGAGATGGAGCTACCGTTACAATCATTATTGGGACTGATAGAACTGTAGATAGTGTATTTGTTTCTAATGGTGGTAGTGGTTACACATATGGAACAGTTGATTTATCAAATTCTGGATTATTTTTAACAGATGCTCCAGCATTTGATGTAATTATTCCCCCAAAGGGTGGTCATGGATTTGATATTTATAGAGAACTTGGTTCCACCAACGTCCTTTTATATTCTAGAATTGAAAATGATATTGGAAATCCAGATTTTATCGTTGGCAATAAAGTTGCTAGAGTTGGAATTGTAAAAAATCCAGAGGCATTTGATTCAACTTCAATTTTAAATATTGAAAAGGCAAGTTCTGTTTATGCTTTAAAATTGGAACCAAATACTCAAACTATTTCATCAAATGAGACTTTCGTTCAAACAATTGTTGGAGTTGGAACTGCAGTTGGAAGAGTGGTTTCTTATGATGTGGAAACCAGAGTTCTAAAATATTGGCAAGATAGAACATTTTATGGATATACAACATCCGGAATAACAACAAATGCACCAAATGGATATGAGCAAATTGAGTTTTCAACAGATAATAATATACAAATTAACTCCGTGACTATTCCAGTGGATAATAATTTTAGTGGTATATCTACTGTAATAAATAATGGTACTGTATACCTTGGTCAAAATTTTGAAAATGGATTTGCTAATCCGGAGGTAAAAAAATATACAGGTGACATTATCTACGTTGATAATAGACCTTCAATTAGTAGATCTTCAAACCAGAAAGAAGATATTAAAGTCGTTTTACAATTCTAATCAATCATGCCACAAGAAACTAATTTGAATGTAACCCCATATTTTGATGATTTTGACGACAGGAAAAATTTTTACAAAGTTCTTTTTAAACCAGGGTATCCTATTCAATCAAGGGAATTGACAACACTTCAGTCAATTCTTCAAAATCAAATTGAAAAATTTGGATCTCATATTTTTAAAGAGGGTTCTCCCGTTCTTGGTGGCAATGTTGTTTATAATAATTACTATGAAGGAATTCAAGTAGAATCAAATTATCTTGGAATTTCTGTAGATTCTTATTTGGAAAATTTTGTCGGAAAATATCTTATTGGACAAGATTCTCAAGTAAAGGCTAGAGTAGAATTTATTTTACCTGCAGATGAGTCTCCAACTGCAAATACAATAATTTATGTCTCTTATAGAGATTCTAGTTTAACTGAGAATACTAGAGAGTTTAGTCCCGGAGAAGTTTTACTTTCCGAAGAAGATGTTCCATTCATATCTGGTGGAGTCACCAGTATTCAATCTGGTCAAGGAGTTTCTAGAGTAACTCCCCAAGATTCTTCTATTATTGGATCTTCAGTAACTATTGCTTCTGGAGTTTATTTTATTAGAGGTTATTTTATAAATGTTAATGAAGAAACTATATTATTAGATCCAATATCAAATAATGTAACTTATAGTGTTGGATTAAAAGTTACCGAAGATATTGTTACTTCAGATGATGATGAATCTTTAGTAGATAATTCTCAAGGATTTACAAATTTTGCAGCACCTGGTGCAGATAGACTTTCAATTTCAGTCTCTTTGGCAAAATATTCAATTACAGAAACCCAAGATGAAGGATATATTGAGTTATTTAAGGTAGTTGATGGATCACCAGATAAAGTTCAAAGAGATGCTGAATATAACCTATTAGCAAATGAATTTGCTAGAAGAACTTATGATGAATCTGGAGATTATTATGTAACTCCATTTAAAGTTGATGTTAAAGAGTCTTTAGATAACCTTAAAGGTAATAAAGGTGTATTTAAGCAGGGACAAATAACATATGGAAATAATACTGCAGATGAATCTTTGGGGATTTATAAAGTATCTCCAGGAAAGGCATATATTAGAGGATTTGAGGTAGAAATTCCAAATCCAACATTTATTGATTTTGCAAAACCAAGAATCACAAAAACTTTACAAAATCAAAGTATTGTATATGAAACTGGAGCAACTTTCACATTAAACAGAGTTAATGGAACCCCTTCTTTGGGAATTTCGACTGATTATACAGTAACTTTAAGATCTGAAAGATTGGGTTCAGATATAAATGCAGAACCTGGAAAAGAAATTGGTCTTGCTAGAGTTTATGATTTTGCTTTAGAGTCTGGTTCTTACAATTCAGTATTTCCATTTTCAAATGAGTGGGATATTACTTTATTTGATGTGCAACCTTACATTGAATTAAATTTAAATAATCCAATTACTTTAGATGTTCCTACCTTTATTAAAGGTAGTTCTAGTGGTGCTTCGGCATTTTTAAAAGAGTCTGTAGTAAATTCTGGAATTATTACTGCGTACAATGTTGAAGGAAAGTTTTTGAGAGGTGAAAAATTAAGTTTTGATGGAATTCAAAATAATAGAATTATCAAATCATTTACAGAATATGATATTAATGATTTCAAATCAATTTATGCATCTCCAGTTGGATCTGGAGTAACTTTTAGTGCAGATTTAGTACAAAGACCAAAATCATTTGCCGGTTCTGTGTCTATTTCTGATGGATCATCAGGAATTAGCACTGTAACAAGTTCTGATTTTGTATTTTTTGGTAATGTAAAAGAAAATGACATTGTAGCATATTCAACACCAGGAGATATTGTACCTACTTATGCAAAGGTAAATTCAGTTTCTGAAAAGTCTTTGGTAATCGAATCTGTTACACCAGTTGATGGAGTTTGCGTATCTTCTCTCCCAACTTCAAATCTAAATGTTTCTGATTTTAGAATTTTAAAATCAGGACTGCAAGATTCTTCGGATAATACATTATATACTGTATTTCCAAAAGATAAAATTTCTTCTGTTGATTTAGAAGATTCTGAAATTATTATTAGAAAGCAAAGGATAATAAACATTTCAAACAATTCTTCAGGTACTATTATTCTTCCTGCAAATGAAAGATTCTTGCCATATGATGAAGAAAGATATTCTGTTGTGTACACTGGAGACGGGGCTACAGATCCTCTTACAGAAGATAAGTTTCTATTTACTCTCGGATCTCAAAGTTTACAAATTAATGGGTTAGAAGTTTCAAGTGGAACTGCAATTTTAACTTATACCATTAAAAAATTAAAAGTAAGTTCTAAGGTTAAGAAAAGAAATAGAGTAAATTCAATTATAGTTGACAAATCCAAGTATGATTATTCTGGAGTTGGACAAACTACAATTAATGATGGTTTAGAATTTGGTAATTATCCTTATGGAACAAGAGTGCAAGATGAGGATATTTGTCTAAACTTCCCAGATGTTACAAAATTATTGGGAGTATTTGAAACATCAAGTGCTACAGATGCTCCAACTCTTAAATCAATTACTTTAGATTTGGGAGCACTTTCAACTGCAAATCTAATATTGGGAGAAGAAATTGTTGGTCAAACTAGTAATTGTGTAGCAATTCTGGTAGAAAGAATTAATTCAAATACTGTAAGTTATATTAGTTTAAATTCTTCAGAATTTACTTCTGGTGAAGGAGTATCTTTCTCAGATTCAAATGTAATTTCAACAATTAGTTCTTTGAATAGAGGTAATTGTAAAGATATTACCGACAATTTTACATTTAATAATGGTCAGAAAAGTACTTTCTATGATTATGGAAGAATTATCAGAAAAGAAAGATCTAGAGAACCTATCAAAAAATTAAAAATTGTTTTTGAATCAACTTCTATAGATCCAGCAGATGAAGGAAGTTTCTTTACTACAAATTCTTATGAACAATTTAATTACTGCAACATTCCGGCATATGATGGTTTAAGAAACTATAATATTTTAGATTTAAGACCAAGAGTAACTCCTTATACAGTCACTGCTGGAGCAAGGTCTCCATTTGAATCACTATCAAATAATTTTATTAATGTTGACAACCAAAATACTCCAATTTTGGCATCCGATGAAGATATTATATTAGATTTCTCATATTATCTACCAAGAATTGATAAAATTATTTTATCAAAAGAGGGTCAATTTGAATTAATGATTGGAGATCCTGCAGAAAATCCCCAGGCTCCATTAAATCTTTCAGAGTCTCTTGATATTGCTACAATAACTCTTCCTGCTTATTTCTGTACTAATGATGAGGTTAGAATTGATCTTGCTAAGCACAAGAGATATAGAATGGTCGACATTAAAAAATTGGAAGATAGAATAAAAAATCTTGAGTATTATACAACTCTTTCACTTTTAGAAAAAGAGACTGCTAGTTTTACTATAAAAGATTCCAATGGTCTCGATAGATTTAAATCTGGATTCTTTGTAGACAATTTTACAACTTTAATTTCACAAAAATCTTCATCTGTTGCAAAAAATTCAATTGACGTAGAAAATTCTCAATTGAGACCTTCTGTTTATACGACATCAATAGATTTAATTCTTGGACATACAAATTCCAATGGTTCAATTAATTTCAATGATGAAGATTTTGATTATAAGTCAAATCAATCTATTGTCGGAGAAAATGTTAGAAAATCTGTCGGTTCTGTTGGAAAGGGAATTTTAACATTAGATTATTCCGAAACTGAAGAAATAGTTCAACCATATGCAACTAGAGTTGAAAATGTAACTCCATATTTGGTCACTTTCTATGGTGGAGTTGCTTCTTTAAATCCATCTTCCGATATTTGGTTGGATCCTATTGTTTTAGATCCAATTGATTTAGGTGTTCAACAAGGAGAAACTCAAATTGTTGAAGTTGAATTGGATGAAATTCCAGATCCAAACTCCGGATGGGCTCCAGTTATATTTGGTGCTTGGGAAACTTCATGGACAACAATATCTGCCCCAAGAGAAGTTTCTAGAGGTCCAAAATATGAAAAGAATGGAAAGTGGTATCAAGATGTTGTTTACGCTAGAGATAAAGAAGGTTTTAAAACTAGAATTGGTGATACCAACAGAATTACATTCTCAGATACTTCAGTATCATATGGAGAAAATATAGTAAGTATTGATATTGCAACATACTGCAGATCTAGAAATATTGAGTTGGTTTCTAAGAAATTGAAACCTTATACTCAAATGTATACTTTCTTTGATGGTCAAAGAGTTGATGAATTTGTAGTTCCAAAACTTTTGGAAGTTGAAATGATATCTGGTATTTTCCAAATCGGAGAGACTGTTAGAACTCTCAAAGCACAAGATGCAACTGGAAATGCAAATATTAGATTCCGTCTTTGCCAACCAGATCATAGAGGTGGTAGATATGATTCTCCAACAGAAGTATATTCTTTTAATCCATATACAAGAACTGCAGATGTTCCAACAAGTTATTCTGAGTCATCAACATTTTTAAATATTGATACATTTTTATTGGCTGAAGAGGCAATTGGAGAATCTTTTGGATATGTTTCTTCTGGAATGCTTTTAATTGGTAACACTAGTAATGCTATTGCTAGAGTTCAACCTGTAAGATTGGTCACGGATAATGTTGGAACAGTAATTGCATCTTTATATATTCCAGATCCATCTGTTCCAAAGAATCCAAAATTCACTACTGGTGCAAAGATTGTAAGACTTTCAAGTTCTCAGAGCATTTCCACTGTTCCAGGACTTCTAAACAGTTTGGCTGAAGCAGCATTCTTTTCAAAAGGTACTATTAAGACAACTCAAGATTCCTTTGCAACCATTAGAGATACTATAAAAGAAGTTGGAACATTATCGCAAACAATTCCAATTTCAACAACAGATTTTTCACAACCTGTTTCGGTTGAGGTTCCTGCTCCCCCACCAAAACCACAACCACAACCATATCCAACACCAAAACCAGAACCATCACCATCACCAGAACCAAAACCTGGTCCAAAACCATCTCCTGGTCCAAAACCTGGTCCAAAACCATCCCCTGGTCCAAAACCATCTCCTGGTCCAAAACCATCCCCTGGTCCGAAACCATCTCCTGGTCCAAAACCAGCATCAAAGAAAATTGAACAATTTAAATTATATACAGTTCCAGGAACATATACATTTACTGTTCCAAAGGGCGTAACTTCTATTGAAGCTTCTGGAGTTGGTGCCGGTGGTGGCGGTGGATATGGTAAAGGAAACAAGCCTGGTGGCGGTGGTGGAGGTGGTGGAGTTTGCTCCAAGAAAATTTCGGTAAATCCTGGAGAAGTTTTAACGATTCAAGTTGGATCTGGAGGAAGAGGTGCATCTTCAGATAATAAGGCAACTAATGGAGAATCAAGTTTTGTCTTAGGTAAAAATATAGTTGCTAGAGGTGGTGTTGGTGGATCTAGCACTTCTAAAGGTAAAGGTGGAAGTAATAGTGGTGGTGGTGGAAAAGGTGAAGATGGTAGATATGATAGAGATGATGATGATAGAAAAGGTGGATATGGTGGAGGTGCAGGTCGTAGAGGTGGCGGAAACTGCGGTCACCCCAAAGATAAAGATTGTTCTTCGGCAACTGGCGGAGTTGGTGGAAATGGTATAGAATTTGCAGGATCTGGTGGAACTAATGGTGAAGTTCCCGATTGTGGAGATAGAGATGGTGGAAGAGGTGGAACTTTTGGTGGTGGCGGCGGCGGTGGCGTCAAAAACGGAGCAGGTGCAGATGGTTCTCCTGGCGCATTCTTATTGAAGTGGAAAGAATCTAAAGATACTGCATCATCATCACTAATTCCACCTGTAGGATTAGATCCATTAGCACAATCATTTACTATTAGTGCCAAAGAGGGAAGATTCGTAACTGCAATTGATTTATTCTTCCAATCTAAAGATGATACTTTACCAATTATTGTAGAGTTGAGACCAATGTCTCTTGGATTACCAACTGGAGAAATTTATCCATTCTCACAAATTGTTGTATTCCCCGATGATATTGAAATTTCCGAAGATGCTTCAATTCCAACAAGAGTTCAATTTGATGCTCCAGTTTATCTAAAGGGAGAAACTGAACATGCAGTTGTTATCAAATCTGATTCTACAAATTACTATGCTTGGATTTCTAGACTAGGTGAAGTTGATATTACTACAGCTTCTTTACCAGAATCTGGAAGAACTATAGTTGCAAGTCAACCAGATATTAGCACAATTGGATCTCTATTCAAGTCACAAAATGCTTCAACTTGGACTCCAAGTCAATTTGAGGACCTGAAGTTTACATTATATTCTGCAGTATTTGAGACTGAAGGAAATGCAAGTTTCTTCAATCCAAATCTCACTAAAAAGAATAAACAGTTCTCAAGATTAAGTAATAATCCTTTAGAAATTTACTCCAGAAAAATAAAAGTTGATATTTCTGAAACTTTAAATGATGTTGGATTCACTTTTGGCAACACTGTTGTTCAAACAGGAACCAATGCAACTGGAAATTATGTAGGTGCTACTGGATCTATCGTAAGTATTTCTATTACTAATAGTGGAATTGGTTATACTCCTGCAAATGGAACATCTTTCACATATTTTAATGTTCCTTTGGCAAATTCATCATCAGAAGGGAAATTGGCAACAGCGGATATTACTATTGGAAGAGAAGTTTTACCTGATGGATCTTTTAATGATGGAGTTGCTATTGCTGCAACAATTACATCAACTGGAGTTGGATATCAGAAAGGTGATGTTTTATCCGTTGATCAGTTAGGAAATCAACAATTGGGTAGGAACTTACTACTAACTGTTGATGATGTTACTGACTTTAATCAAATTATTATTGACAATGTTCAAGGTAATTTCCAAACGGGAATTGGATTTACTTTAACTTATACAAATCCATCGGGAATTAATGTCAATATTAATAATGGCACAACTCCTCCAGTCAATATCACCGAAATAACTGAAATTACAGATGGATTGCATATCAAAGTAAATCATCAAAATCATGGAATGCATTCGGAAGTAAATCTTGTTGAATTGTCAAATATTAAACCTGATATTGACCCAGTTTCTTTATCGGAAAATATCCCATCAAGTGACACTACTTTATCAGCAATTACTGTTTCATCAACCTCGATATTCACAACTTTTGAAAATGAGTTAGTAAGTTCAACAAATCCGGGTTATGTGTTAATTGATAGAGAGATTATTAAGTATACTGGTGTTTCTGGCAACCAATTGACTGGTATTGAACGTAAAATTGATTCTCCAGATGGTTCAATTTTAAGAATATCTTCACCACACTTTGTAGGAGATGATGTATATAAGTATGAGTTGAATGGAGTTTCTTTACTTAGAATTAACAAAACTCATACTTTACAAGATACTGTAGTTTTGGATCCAATTGGACTAGACTATTATACATTGTACATTGATACTGTGAGACCTGATCCTACATTAAAACCATTATATTTTGCAGAAACTAAGTCAACTGGAGGATCTACTGTTCTAGCATCAAGCAACATTCAATTTGAAATTATCAAACCAAACGTTGAGACATTTATTCTCCCAAGAACAGGAATATCTGCAGACTTGAGAACAGTTTCTGCAACAAGCATTGGTGGTGTTGAACCTTCCTTTGTTGATCAAGGGTATCAGAGAGTTGATTTGAATGTAAACAATAATATGAACACAAGTAGATTAATTTGCTCACTAATCAATGAGCAGACCTATTTGCAAGACCAACCTGCAAATAAATCTCTTGAACTAAGAACTTTCTTGACTACAGAAAATGATAGAATCAGTCCTGTTATTGATTTGGATAGAGTTGGTGCAATTTTAGTTTCCAATAGAGTCAATAGACCTATTGAAGATTATATAAATGATTCTAGAATTTCTACATTGCAAAAAGATCCTATAGCATTTTATTATGCAACAAAACCAATTTCTCTAGAAGTTCCAGCGACTTCGATAAGAACTTATATTGCTGCATATATTAATAGAAATGCTGATATTAGAGCATTTTATGCTTTAATGAAGGATCCAACTGAAACTCCAATTTATTATCCATTCCCAGGATATTCAAACAAATTAGTATCTGGAGAAATTATTGATATTACCGACAGTGATGGAACTCCAGATAAATTCGTTCCAAATAATGAGTTATTTGGAAATGGAGATACTGAAAATTATTTCAAAGATTATGAATTTAGTGTGGATAATTTGGCAGAATTTAGATATTTTAGTATTAAATTGACAGTATCATCCAACATTCAAGTATATCCACCAAAACTAAGAGATCTTAGAGTAATTGCATTGGCATAATGAAATACAGTAAAATAAAGGGTCACGAGAATCTAATTCGTGACGAAAAAACCAAATCAATCATTAATACTAATATTAATGAATATGAAAATTATATTAAAATGAGAAATATAAAACAAACTGAGGTGAAAAGAATTGAAAACATTGAAAATGATTTAAATTCCTTAAAAAATGATATTAATGAAATTAAAAATCTATTAAGGAGTGCTCTAAAATGATTGATTTGGATTTAGTTGAACTTGAAAATTTCAGTAAAATGTTTGAGTATGAGAAACTTGCTAGAGATATAGATAGTATAGAAAATATTGAGCAAGCAAAGCATATTGCAAAAGCATTTGTCAAATTATATTTCAAGCAACAAGAAATCGTATCTAAATTTACCTAGATTCTAATGGCAAAACCATCCACAAGACAACAATTAATTGATTATTGTCTACGAAAATTGGGTTATCCAGTTTTGGAAATTAACATTGCAGATGAACAGATTGATGATCTTGTGGATGATGCCCTTCAGTTTTTCTACGAAAGGCATTTTGATGGAGTCATTCAGAATTATTTGAAGTATCAAGTAACTCAAGAAGATATTGATAGGGGAAAGGGAAAGGTTGGTATAACTACAACTTCAGTCAATAACACCATTAATGCTGTAACTACTCAGTTTGACTATAAAGAAAATAGCAATTATCTACCAATACCCACAAACGTAATTGGAGTTAATAAAATTTTCAAATATGAGGGTGAAAATACTATTTCTGGAAATCTTTTTGGTGTAAAATATCAATTATTTTTAAATGATTTTTATCAGTGGGGATCTTTAGAACTTCTCACATATTCGATGATAAAAACAAAACTTCAAGACATTGAGTTTTTATTGAATACTGATAAGCAAATTAGATTTAATAAGAGACAAGATAGATTGTATCTTGATATTGATTGGAATTCTATCAATGTTGGTGATTACCTTGTTATTGATTGTTATCAAATAATGGATCCAACTAGTTATAGTGAAGTTTGGAATGATTCTTTCCTAAAACCATATTTAACTGCACTTATGAAGAGGCAGTGGGGATATAATATTTCTAATAAATTCAGAGGTCTCAAACTTCCAGGGGGAGTTGAGTTAGATGGCAGAACTCTTGTTGAAGATGCTCAGAGAGAAATTGATTCTTTAATGGACAAGATGTCTTCAACTTATGAACTTCCACCTTTAGATATGATAGGATAAACTTATGCTTAATCCATTTCTACTAAACGGTTCTAAAAGTGAGCAGGGAATGCTCCAAGACTTAATCAATGAGTCTCTTAGAATGTATGGTATTGATGTTTACTATTTGCCAAGGCAATTTGTAAATGAGAAATCAATAATAAAAGAAGTTGTTGAGTCTGAATTTAATACAGCATTTCCAATTGAAGCATATGTAGAATCATATGATGGTTATTCTGGACAAGGAACAATTCTTTCAAAATTTGGAATCCAAGAGTTGGATGATTTAACTCTTACAATTTCAAAAGAAAGATATGAAAATTATATTCAAAATTTGATACATAAAATTCCAAATTCAAAATTAACATCTAGACCAAAGGAAGGAGATTTGATTTATTTTCCTCTTGGTGATAGATTGTTTGAGATTAAATATGTAGAGCATGAAAAACCATTTTATCAACTTCAGAAAAATTACGTTTATCAATTGACTTGCGAACTCTTCAGATATGAAGATGAGGTCATTGATACTGATATTGATATTATTGATGATAATGTTCAGGATTATGGTTACATTCAAACTTTAAATATGATTGGTGCTGGCGTGACTGCCACTGCAACTACAACAGTAGTTAATGGTGGAGTAAGGTCTGTAACAATAACCAATAGAGGATCTGGATATACAAGTGCTCCTATAGTTAAGTTTTCTTCTCCACCATCGGGAGGAATAAGAGCAACAGGTATTGCTGAAATGATTAGTGGAATAGTTGATTTTTGTGAGTCTAATCCAAATTTACTAAGAGTTCAAAAGATTTTAATTACAAATCCAGGATCTGGATATGTAAGTGCTCCACAAATTAGTTTTGTTGGTGGAGAAGGATCTGGTGTTGAAGCAACTGCAGTTATCGGTGATGGAATTATTGGTCCAATAACAGTTACAGAACCAGGATCTGGATACCTAACTCAACCAACAATTACTTTTACAGGAATATCTACAGTTTCTGCTGCAGCAACAGCAGTATTGTCCAATGGAACAGTAAGTAGTATTCAAATTACCAATGCTGGACTTGGTTATAATTCTGCACCAGATATTGAAATCAGTGCTCCAAATACTTCAAGTGGAACAGGTACATTTAAATTTAATGAAATAGTTACTGGAAGCGTTTCTGGAACAACTGGAAGAGTTAAGTATTGGAATATAACATCAAATATTTTAGAAGTTTCAAATATTACAGGAGACTTTAAAGTTGGTGAAACAATTACTGGTTCAGAATCTAGTGCATCTTATGTTTTAAGAAAAATAAATACAGACAATCTTCCAGATTCTGAGTCTCTAAATAATTCAAATACTGGCGATAAATTTGCAGATAATCTTGAAATTGAAACTGAGGCAGATTTAATTTTAGATTTTAGCGAAAAAAATCCATTTGGAACTCCATAATTTAAGAGGTTAATATGTTTGAATATTACTATAATGAAATATTTCGAAAAACAATTATTGGATTCGGAACTCTTTTTAATGCAATAAACATCAAGCATTTTGATGATTCCGGTAATGTTGATTCTGTTATTAAAGTCCCTCTTGCATATGGACCGATTCAAAAGTTTCTTGCAAGAATTGAGCAGCAACCAGATTTGAATACTCCAGTTCAAATGACTTTGCCTAGAATGTCATTTGAATTTGTTGGTCTTTCTTATGACCCAACAAGAAAACTTACAACAACACAGACATTTATATCAAAATCTTCAACAGACTCTACCGATTTGAAGAAGACATATATGCCTGTTCCTTATACTATGCAATTTGAACTTAGTATTATGACTAAGTTGAACGATGATATGCTTCAAATAATTGAGCAAATTTTACCATATTTTCAACCCTCTTATAATTTAACTATAGACTTGGTAAAATCAATTGGAGAAAAAAGAGATATTTCTGTAGTTTTGGATTCCATTAATATGGAAGATAATTATGAGGGAGACTATACAACAAGAAGAGCACTCGTTTATACACTAAGATTTAGTGCAAAGACTTATCTATTTGGTCCCACTTCTTCCGCAAACAAAGATATTATCAAAAAAGCAACTGTCAATCTTGTTTCTGGACATTCAAACTCACTATCAAGAGATCTTACATATACAGTTACACCAGTTGCAACTAAGAGTTACAGTGATTTAGTAATCACAACATTAAATTCTGATATGACAGAATCATCTACAGAAATCACTGTGCAGCAAGCTTCAAATGTTCCAGTAGATGCATATATTACAATTGATAATGAGACTATGAAAGTCGTTAATAAGATTGATAGAACAGATGTTGTTGGACAAGATACTTTAGTTGTTTCTAGAGGACAATATGGGACAACTATCACATCACACGTAAGTGGAACTCCAATTGAATTAATTACTCAAGCAGATAATGCATTAATTCAACCTGGAGATGATTTCGGATTTGATGGAAATCTATTCTAAGTAAAGATATGAAAGATTATGATAAGTTGGATGATGTTTTCAATGTTTCTGGGGACATAGTACCTAAAGAGGTTGATATTGAAATTGAAAAATCTGAAATTGAACCAACTCCAATAGTAGAGAATAAAAGATCTACAGATATTCAAAGAGATTATGAATATGCAAGAGGTACAATATACTCCCTTTTAGAAAAGGGGCAAGAGGCAATAAATGGTGCTTTAGAACTTGCTCAAGAGACCGAATCTGCTAGGGCATATGAAGTTGCTGGACAGATAATCAAAAGTGTTTCAGATACAGCAGATAAACTAATGAATCTGCATAAAGACATTAAAGAAGTTGAAACTGATAAGGCGAAAGGTCCAACCAATGTAACAAATAATGCACTGTTCATTGGATCAACTGCAGAGTTGTCAAAATTATTAAAACAACAATCAAAAGATGCTGAGCAAGATAAATAGTTAAAAAAGTAAGAAAATGTCTGTTGCTCAAATTAATACGATAACTATTGAAAGAGGAACTGATTTTGAGGTTACTTTTGATATTTTTGGCGCAGATTTGTCACCAAACAGTTTTACTAATGGATATACCGGAATTTTTTCACTGAAAAAATATCCAGGGTCATCTGCAGGGTTTGAAAAGCCAGTAGTTTTTGAACCTGGAACAAATGATATCAAAGTTTCTTTGGCAAAAACTGAAACCGCAACATTAAAACCTGGTAGAAATTATTTTCAAGTAAGTATAGTTTCTTCTCCATCAGCAGGTTCTCTTACCAATAGAGTTGTAGAAGGTACACTCATAGTTTCTGAGGAAATTACGAACCATGGCTAGTTTTAATGTCAAACTAAAGTCGGCAAGTAAATTTAAAGTAGTTTCAAATATTGGAGGTGTTCAAGTGCCTGCTAGTTTTTCGGATTTGATAGATTTTGATGATGGAAATAGTGGTAATGGAGTTATTGATCAATATGTTCTGATGTATGATGCTAGCAGTCAAAAATGGATTGCAAAAAATCCAGATGAAGTTCTCCAATCAGCAGCATTAGAACCTGTACAACCAGGTCTAGTAAATCCAAACCAATTTGGTCCATCTTATGCTGATGAGTTTGTTGATGAAATTCAGAGAGAATTGGATCCAAATATTGACGGTGGAACTTTTTAATTGAGATACATTTTACTAAATAATAGTAGTAAAATTGTATAAAAGAAATGGCATCACCCAAGATTCAATTTAAAAGGGGTGCGGCTGGAATTGCAGGAACAGTTCCAGCGTTACACCCAGGTGAACCAGCGTTTTCGACAAACAATTTTGATTTTTTTATTGGATTTGATACTTCTGTAACTGGAAACAAGTTTTTCGGATCGCATAGATATTGGACTAGAGAGAATGGAACCAGGTCAGCTGGTCTTAATTTAGTTGATAACGCAGGAACAAATTATATTCAACTAAAGTCGCCAGATTCTGTTTCTGGTATTGGAACATATATTCTTCCAGATACTAGCAGCATTACAGATGGATATTTTCTCAAGGTTGCTGCGGATGGAACTCTTTCTTGGGATACTGCTGGCGGAACAAATGGAACATTTACAAATCCCACCCTACAAGGGATTACAACAATAACTTCCAATGGAGGAGATGCTTTCCTTGATGTAAATGTTCTTGCAGATTTTAGTGCAGGTGCAAATTTCACTAATGCTGGCGTTACTACAATCGCAACTGCCGATATAAATGGTGGTAACATTGATGGAACTATAATCGGTGCGGCTACAAGTGCTGCAGGCACATTTACAAATCTAATAGGTGGTGCTACAACACTTACATCTTTGACATTAGATGGTGGCACTGCAATTACATCAGTAGATACAGATTTAAGTTCCGTATCAAGTTCAGATGATACTCTTGCTTCTGCTAAGGCAATCAAAACATATGTCGATGAACAGATAACAGCACAAGATCTTGACTTCGCTGGTGACAGCGGAAATGGTGCTGTTGATCTTGACTCTCAATCACTGACAATTTCTGGTACTGCCAACGAAATAGAAACAACTGGTGCTGGAACCACACTCACAATTGGTCTTCCAAACGCTGTTTCAGTTACAACATCATTAACTGTTGGCGCTGCCGTCACAATTAGTTCTTCTGGTGTTAATGCTGGAGTTAATAGTATTACAGCACAAGATCTTTATGGACATCTTGATGCTGGTTATTTAGATATTGTTAATTCGGGATTAAGTACTTTAACTGCACTTGCAGATCAAGATGATTTTGTAGTATTTGATCTTGATGGAACAGTTAATAAACTAATTTCTGCAGAATATATTCGTAAATATGTTTACGATAATCTTAGCGGAGACATTAGTGTTGATGGATTAACTGGTATAACTACTATTGCAAATGACGCAGTTGGACTTGGAACTCAAACAACTGGTCAGTATGCCAAAACCGTTGTTGGTGGTGAGGGTCTGACTGCCACTACAGCAAACTCTGATGATGCTACTAACTATACAATTGACGTTAATGTTGGAACTGGTATCACCATTACATCTGATGCAGTTACATTAAAAGGTGCTGCTTCTTTAACAGATAATACTGTTCCATTTTGGGATGATACGAACGGTCAATTGTCTGATAGCATTATAAGTACAGCGACTGTTGGAGGAGCTACAACAATTACAATTGGTGGTCACCTCAACGTAACTGGAGATTTTAATGGTGTTATTACTGCAGCGTCTCGTGCTGATAGGGTAGATACCACTGGAGATACTACTGATGCAACTTATTACATGCTCTTTGCAGATACTTCTGCAGGAGAAGTGGGCGAGACTGTAAGAGTTAGTGCTGCTGCATCACTCAATCCAAGTGGAACTGGCACATTTAGTGTTGGAACAATTCAAGCAGGATCTATTAAGTCAACGACTGGATCTAATGCAATTACAATCAATACTTCCGGATCTGTTGAAACTGCAGGAGATTTAACTGTTGCTGGAAACTTGATTGTTAATGGATCAACAACTCAAGTAAATACATCAGAAATTACAGTTGAAGATCGCACCATTGAACTTGGTGTTGTTAATGGAGCACTTCCAACAGATACCACTTGGGATCTTGGAATTCTGATGAATTATGGTGATGCTGGAGTTGGAAAAACTTCTGCTGTTATTTGGGAAGCAACTTCTGGAAGATTTAAACTTGCCGCTGATTTGGATGAGACTGTTGGAATTACTACAAACGCTCCACAGATTAATGTTTCAACATATGCACCAATTGAGATTTCAGAACTTTGGATTAATAATTCCTGCACGGGTGGGTCATCGCAAGTAATTGCTTGTTCTGGTTCCGAATTGGTTCTTCAAAACATTACAGTTGACGGTGGATCATTCTGATAATTTAATTAAATAATTTCAATAAATACACTCAGTTTACTGGGTGTATTTTTTTATGTCTGAAGAAGATTTAAAAGCAATAGTAGCAAAATATCAACAAAAAGCATTTGACCTTTTTAATAAGACAATAGTGTTAGAAACTCAGGTAGAGACTCTGACACAGGCAAATACATCTCTACAAAATGAGTTGGAAAAATTAAAAAAAACGAAAAGAACAACTAAAACAGGATCTGAAGATTTTCAATAATCTGAATTAGTTTGACACTATAAATAATAGAGATTCTTATATAAGAATCTATACGGTTTCTACCAACTATGAGAGGTTGAATGGCAGATCCAAATATTAGAATTAAAAGGTCTTCTGTACCTGGAAAAATACCAACGTTGGGGCAACTACCTCTAGGTGAGCTAGCCCTCAACACATATGACGCCGACCTCTTAGTTAGAAGAGAAAGAACCGGAATAGGCACTGACATTGTAAGAGTCGGTGCTGGGGCAACAGTATCTAATGTTTATTATGTCACAAAAGACGGAAGCGATACAAATACAGGAAAAAAACTCGGAGACGCAAAAGGAACCCTCAAAGGAGCCCTTGCAATCGCAGAAGAAGGATCCATTATTAGAATTACTGCTGGATCTTATATAGAAGATAATCCTTTAACTATACCAAAAAAAGTTTCTATAATTGGAGATAGTTTAAGAGAAGTAACTATTACTCCACAGAATTCCAATCAAGATCTTTTTTATGTAAGAGAAGGTGCTTATGTTTCGGACATGTCTTTTAAAGGATCTGTAGATTCTGGAAAGGCTTGTGTTAGATTCGACCCTACAGTTGTTGGATTTACTTCACAATCTCCATACATTAGAAATTGTACAAACTTCATTTCCAATAGTATTGGAATGTTAATTGATGGTTCTGATTGTATCGGCAAATTGAAGAGTATGGTTGTAGACTCTTTTACACAATACAATCAAGGTGGCATTGGAGTCTCGATTACAAATGAAGGTTATGCTCAATTAGTTTCATTATTTACCATTTGTAATGATATTTCTGTTTACTGCGGTTCTGGTGGTGCTTGTGATTTAACAAACTCCAACTCATCATTTGGAAATTATGCTCTTATTGCTGATGGAGTAGGTCCTAAAAAATATACTGGGATTATTACCAGTGCTGCTTCAGCAAATTCCGATACATTTGTTTTGGATTTAAATGTTCCAACATTTAATGTTACGAATGCACTATACGATAATACAACTGGTCTTACAACGATAACGGTCAATTCCAATCACAACTTTAATGTTGGTATGGGACTGACCATTTCTGGTCTTGGATTTACTTGCACATCTGATGGTGGAGTAACTACAGTAACATATCCATCAGGAAACAGTGGATATATTTTTGAAGTGGTTTCTATTCCAAGTTCCACATCGTTTGAAGTTTATGTTGGAGCATCAACTCTTCCCCACACATACACATCTGGAGGAACAGTTGCAATAAATGCAGTAAGACCATTTGATGGGCAAGTGATTTATATTGAAGATTTATACTATACTGTCGATGATATCATTATTACTAATGGTGGTAGTGGATATACTGAAAACGTTTCAATTAGTATTGATGGACCTTTAACTTCTTGGGGAGTTCCTGCAACAGCAGTTGCTGAAGTTAAAAATGGTCAAGTTGTTGATGTTGAAATTGTTTCTAATGGTAGAGGATACACCCATACTCCATCAATTACTATTGCAGATCCTCAAGGAGCAGGAACAACTGCCATTGGAACTGCGGTTTTAATTCCAACATATTATTCTATTAAAGAATCTACACCAGTTGTTTCTGGCATTTGCACTATTACAGTAACTGAAAACGTTCCATATTCTGTTGGAGTTGGATCTACTGCGGTTTTCTTCAAACAAAGTAGAGTTCTTGCATCAGGTCATTCAATGGAATACATAGGTACAGGAACTGATATTGATACCGCATTTCCCCAAGCTGGAGGAATTCCAATTCAAGAGCAGGAAACTGATTCAAGAAATGGAGGACTTGTTGTATATACTTCAACAGATCAAGCAGGTAATTTTAGAATTGGTGATGGTGTTGTAGTTGACCAACAAACCGGAACTATTTCTGGGAGATTTTATTCTAAGAGTTTGTTTTCTACATTAACCCCATTCATTCTAGCATTAGGAGAATAATATGGCATTAGCACTAAATGTATTCCAAACAGTAACTGCTGTAGTTTCTTTAACGGAAACTGAGGTATATTCAGCACCAACTGGATATACTGGTGTTGTTCTTTTGGCACAAATTGCAAACATTGGATCAACATCTGAAGATATTACATTAGTACATAGAAGAAGCACAACTGATACGGAATTATTGAAGGATTTTCCAATTTCCGGAAATGATACTGCAAATTTATTAACTGGAAAATTGGTCCTTGAAAGTGGAGATAAATTAGTATTATCTGGCAGTAATGCTTCAAATTTAAAATTTGTTACAAGTATTTTAGAATCATTAAATTAATCAATACATTTTTTTAACTCAAAATGTCAAAGTATCTTAGCAATCGTCAAAAGAATTTAAAAGTCGGCATAAGTTCTTATTCCGAGAACAAAACAACTGTTGAAGTTGTCGGTAAGGTTGGTATTGGGACTGCAGCAGCAACTGCTGACTTGGACATTAATGGCGATCTAAGATTGCGCGGAAGTTTATATGATAGAGATAATCAAGTAGGTTCTCAGGGTCAAGTTTTAGTTTCTACTGGAGCAGGTGCAACTTGGACAAATATTGATGGAATAGAAACTATTGAAAATATTATAAATACTACATTAACTGGTGTTGAAATTGAGGAAGAAGGTGTAGGTATTGGTACTGGTTACCATACCATAAATTTTGTTGGAGCAGGAGTTACTGCAACTGGTGCTGGAACAACAGCAACTATCACCTTTACTCAGCAAGTAGGAATTCAAGGTACTCAAGGTGTTCAAGGCACTCAAGGTATCCAAGGTACTCAAGGTATCCAAGGTACTCAAGGAACACAAGGCACTCAGGGTGTTGATGGAATACAAGGTACTCAAGGCGTTCAAGGAACACAAGGTACTCAAGGTCTCCAAGGTACTCAGGGTGTTGATGGAATACAAGGTACTCAGGGCACTCAGGGGGTTCAGGGCACTCAAGGTGTTCAAGGAACACAGGGTACTCAGGGGGTTCAGGGCACTCAAGGTACTCAAGGTATTCAAGGGACTCAAGGTACTCAAGGGACTCAAGGTACTCAAGGTATTCAAGGGACTCAAGGAACACAGGGAACTCAAGGTACTCAAGGTACTCAAGGGACTCAAGGTATTCAAGGTATTCAAGGGACTCAAGGAACACAGGGAACTCAAGGTACTCAAGGTCTCCAAGGTACTCAGGGTCTTGATGGAATACAAGGTACTCAGGGTGTTCAAGGGACTCAAGGAACACAGGGAACTCAAGGTGTTCAAGGAACACAGGGAACTCAGGGGGTTCAGGGCACTCAGGGAGTTCAGGGCACTCAAGGTACTCAGGGCATTCAAGGGACTCAAGGAACACAGGGAACTCAAGGTGTTCAAGGAACACAGGGTACTCAGGGGGTTCAGGGCACTCAAGGAACTCAAGGTACTCAAGGTGTTCAGGGAACGACTGGTCCTGTAGCTGGATCTGCGGAACAAGTTGTATATAAAGATGGTTCGAATAATCCAGCAGGATCGGATAATTTAACCTTTAATGGCAATGATTTATTTGTCGGTAGAGATGTTACTATAGGTAGAGATTTATATGTTGATGGAAGTGTAACAATTGGTGGTACTTCTGCAACATTATTCACAGAAACTCTCAGAATCAGTGATGCGGACATTATTCTTGGATATAGAACTGATTCAAATGGAAATGATGCATCAACTGATACAACAGCAAATCATGGTGGTGTTGCACTTGCATCAACAGAAGGTACTCCATTAGTCAGTCTTAATGTAGCAGGAATTGAAACTCTTCCTCCCACATATAAGAAGATTATGTGGTTCAAAGAAGGAACCTTCTCTGGTCTTGGAACTGATGCCTGGTTGACTAACTATGCTCTTGGAATTGGTCTGACTGATATGCTTTCCGGAACTGCTTTGGCAGTTGGTGGTGATATTGATATTCATGGTGCACTATATGATACAAACCACCTTAAGGGAGATTCTGGAGATATTCTAGTTTCGACTGGAACAGGTATATCTTGGACAGACCCATACGCAGCAGGAATACAGGGAACTCAAGGTGTTCAGGGTACTCAAGGTACTCAAGGTACTCAAGGTGTTCAGGGAACACAAGGAACTCAGGGTACACAAGGAACTCAGGGTACACAAGGTGCCCAAGGAACTCAAGGTACTCAAGGTGTTCAGGGAACACAAGGTATTCAAGGCACTCAAGGTATTCAAGGTACTCAGGGAACTCAAGGTGTTCAGGGAACTCAAGGTGTTCAGGGAACACAAGGTACTCAAGGTACTACAGGTGTCCAAGGCACTCAAGGTGTCCAAGGCACTCAAGGTGTCCAAGGAACTCAGGGTGTTCAAGGAACACAAGGTACTCAAGGCACTCAGGGCATTCAAGGAACTCAAGGTGTCCAAGGAACTCAAGGTGTTCAGGGAACACAAGGTACTCAAGGCACTCAGGGCATTCAAGGAACTCAAGGTGTCCAAGGAACTCAAGGTGTTCAGGGAACACAAGGTACTCAGGGCATTCAAGGAACTCAAGGTACTCAAGGTACTCAAGGCACTCAGGGTACACAAGGCATCCAAGGCATCCAAGGCACTCAAGGTACTCAAGGAACTCAAGGTACTCAGGGTACACAAGGTACTCAGGGCATTCAAGGTACTCAAGGTACTCAAGGTACTCAGGGTACACAAGGCATCCAAGGTATCCAAGGTATCCAAGGAACTCAAGGAACTCAGGGCATTCAAGGAACGCAAGGAACTCAAGGAACTCAAGGAACTCAAGGAACTCAAGGAACTCAGGGCATTCAAGGAACTCAAGGTACTCAAGGTACTCAAGGTACTCAAGGCATCCAAGGTATCCAAGGTACCCAAGGAACTCAAGGTGTCCAAGGAACTCAAGGTGTTCAGGGAACACAAGGTACTCAGGGCATTCAAGGAACTCAAGGTACTCAAGGAACTCAAGGTACTCAGGGTACACAAGGCATCCAAGGCATCCAAGGCACTCAAGGAACTCAAGGTACTCAGGGTACACAAGGCATCCAAGGCATCCAAGGCACTCAAGGTGTTCAAGGAAGACAAGGAACTCAGGGTATTCAAGGTACTCAGGGAACTCAAGGTACTCAAGGCACTCAGGGTACAACGGGACCAGTAGCTGGATCAGCAAATCAAGTTGTTTACAAAAATAGTTCTAATATTGCAACAGGTTCTACAAATTTAACTTTTGATGGAACTTCTCTATATGCAAATCAGATTAATGGACCAGCAACCTTTGTAATTGATCCAACAACAATCGGTGACAACTCAGGAACTGTTGTTATAAAAGGTGACCTTCAAGTTGATGGACAAACAACAACAATAAATTCAACAGAACTTATTGTAGATGACTTAAATATCACTCTAGCTTCTGGTGCAGCAGATTCTTCCGCAGCAGATGGAGGTGGTATTACTCTTGATGGTGCAAATGCAAGTTTAACGTATGCATCCACTGGAGATAAGTGGGTATTCAATAAAGCACCTTATTACAATGCTGCTAGGTTACTTACAACTTCCGATGAAGGAAGTGGAAATGGTTTAGATGCAGACACTGTAGATGGTCTTGAGGCATCATCATTCTTCAGAGCAGATACTTCAAACTCTGTGGATGTAAGATTGTCAATTGGAAATGGTAGAGGTGTTAGATTCTTTGACAGTGATAACTATAAAATTTGGATGTCATCAAGTAATGATAGTACTTGGGGAGGAAGACTAGATTCGACTTCCGATTTTAATATGTACTTCAGGATGACTGGAGGTACAAACAGAGGATTCGTATTCCAAAATGGAACTTCTGAGTTGTTCCAGATTGAATCGGACGGTCAAGTAAGAGTTGCTTCTAATAACATTTATGCAGGTAATGCTAATACGGTATGGCACGCTGGTAATGATGGAGCATCATCAGGTTTAGATGCAGACTTGCTTGATGGACAAGAAGGTTCTTACTACATCAATACATCGGCAAATTCTCAAACTAAAACTGGAGATTTGACCTTAAGTGGTAATTTAACCCTTTCAGGATCATTTATTGATTCGACAGTAAGTTCTGGAACTACAGGATACGTTTTACAGTCAACTTTAAGTGGAACTGAGTGGGTTGATCCCACGACTGTTGCTGGACTTCAAGGCATCCAAGGCACTCAAGGTATTCAAGGAACTCAGGGAACTCAAGGTACTCAGGGAACTCAAGGTACTCAGGGAACTCAAGGTACTACAGGTGTCCAAGGAACACAAGGTACTCAAGGTCTTCAAGGAACACAAGGTACTACAGGTGTCCAAGGAACTCAAGGTGTTCAGGGAACTCAAGGTACTCAAGGTCTTCAAGGAACTCAAGGAACTCAAGGCACTCAGGGCATTCAAGGAACTCAAGGTGTCCAAGGAACTCAAGGTGTTCAGGGAACACAAGGTACTCAAGGCACTCAGGGTACACAAGGCATCCAAGGCATCCAAGGCATCCAAGGTACCCAAGGAACTCAAGGTGTCCAAGGAACTCAAGGTACTACAGGTGTCCAAGGTACTCAAGGTACTCAAGGCACTCAGGGCATTCAAGGAACACAAGGTACTACAGGTGTCCAAGGAACTCAAGGTACTCAGGGAACTCAGGGTGTTCAAGGAACACAAGGTACTACAGGTGTCCAAGGTACTCAAGGTACTCAAGGCACTCAGGGAACTCAGGGTGTTCAAGGAACACAAGGTACTACAGGTGTCCAAGGTACTCAAGGTACTCAAGGCACTCAGGGCATTCAAGGAACTCAAGGAACTCAGGGAACTCAAGGTGTTCAAGGCAGACAAGGTACTACTGGACCAGTAGCAGGTTCTGCAAATCAGGTTGTATATAAGGATGCATCAAATAACCCAGCAGGTTCAGCAAACCTTACTTTTGATGGTGGAACACTTACTGCAAGCAATTTAACAGTTACTGGTGCTTCTACATTCCAAGGTAATGTAGATCTTGGTGATAATGATAGATTGAGATTTGGTGATAGTCAAGACTTACAGATTTATCATAATGGATCTAATAGTGTTATTCAGGATACCGGAACTGGTTCTTTAATACTGGGCGGTTCAAATTCTGTAGAAATTAGAAATGGTGCAGTAAATGAAACTGCAGCAAAATTCATTACAGATGGAGCAGTAGAACTCTACTACGACAACTCCAAGAAATTTGAAACCACTGCTGATGGTATTTTAGTTAATCCAAATGTAGGTCTCGGAACAACAGCAGGAAATGCTGATGCAACTCAAGACCTTGCAGTATTCAAAACTACAAATAGCAATTCATCACTACTCAAAATTACCGAAACAAGAGATGTAGATGGAACTAATTGGATTTCTGCTTATACCAGAATTCAGAAGACCACTGATGTAACCGACCAGGCATATATCCAGTTCAATGGTGATGGTAATACCTATGGAATGGAATTTGGGACAATAGATGATGAAAAGTTTGCAGTATTCAGACGAGATGCAGAAGTAGAACTCTACTATGATAACTCTCTGAAATTTGAAACCACTGACTATGGAATCTATGTAACGGGTGCTGGGAATACATCAACAATTGCAGGTGCAGCAAACCTTGTTCTTGATCCAACTGCTGTAGGTGATAATACAGGAACAGTTATCATCAAAGGCGATCTTCAAGTTGATGGAGATACCACAACAATCAACTCTACAACTTTAACAGTAGACGATAAGAATATTACTCTTGCTTCTGGAGCAGTTAATGCTGCATCTGCAGATGGTGCAGGAATTACAGTCGATGGTTCCAATGCAACATTGACTTATGCATCCACTGGAGATAAGTGGGTATTCAATAAAGCACCTTATTACAATGCTGCAAGATTACTGACAACTTCAGATGAAGGAAGTGGAAACGGACTTGATGCAGATACTGTAGATGGTCTTGAGGCATCATCATTCTTTAGAGCAGATGCTGGAAATACTGTAGATGCAAGAATTGCCGCTGCTAATGGTAGAGGAATTAGATTCTATGATAATGATGGATATAAGATCTATATGTCATCATCGGCAGATGCAACTTGGGGAGGAAGATTAGATACAACTTCAGACTTTAATATGTACTTCAGAATGACTGGAGGTACAAACAGAGGATTCGTATTCCAAAATGGAACTTCTGAGTTGTTCCAAATTGAATCAACAGGTCAATTAAGAGTTGCATCAAATAACATTTATGCAGGTAATGCTAATATCGTATGGCACGCAGGCAATGATGGGGCAAGTAGTGGATTAGATGCAGACTTGCTTGATGGTCAGCAAGGTTCTTATTATATTAATACATCGGCAAATTCTCAAACTAAAACTGGAGATTTGACCTTAAGTGGCAATTTAACTCTATCTGGATCATTTACCGATTCTGCAGCAAGTTCTGGAACTTCAGGTTATGTTTTAAAATCAACCTCTACAGGAACTGAATGGGTTGATCCAACAACTGTTGCTGGACTTCAAGGCATCCAAGGCACTCAAGGTATTCAAGGAACTCAAGGAACTCAAGGAACACAAGGTACTCAAGGTCTTCAAGGAACACAAGGTACTACAGGTGTCCAAGGAACTCAAGGAACACAAGGTACTCAAGGTCTTCAAGGAACACAAGGTACTACAGGTGTCCAAGGAACTCAAGGAACTCAGGGAACTCAAGGCATTCAAGGCACTCAGGGTACACAGGGCATCCAAGGAACACAGGGTACTCAGGGAACACAAGGTGTTCAAGGAACACAAGGTACTACAGGTGTCCAAGGTACTCAAGGTACTCAAGGCACTCAGGGAATTCAAGGTACTCAGGGTATTCAAGGTACTCAGGGCATTCAAGGAACACAAGGAACACAAGGAACTACAGGTACTACAGGTGTCCAAGGAACTCAAGGAACACAAGGTACTCAAGGTCTTCAAGGAACACAAGGTACTACAGGTGTCCAAGGAACTCAAGGAACACAAGGTACTCAAGGTCTTCAAGGAACACAAGGTACTACAGGTGTCCAAGGAACTCAAGGAACTCAGGGAACTCAAGGTCTTCAAGGAATACAAGGTACTACAGGTGTCCAAGGAACACAAGGTACTCAAGGTACTCAAGGTAGACAAGGTACTACAGGTACTACAGGTACTACAGGTGTCCAAGGTACTCAGGGAACTCAGGGAACTCAAGGAACTCAAGGTATTCAAGGAAGACAAGGAACTCAAGGTGTCCAAGGAACTCAAGGTACTCAGGGAACTCAGGGAACTCAAGGTACTACAGGACCAGTAGCTGGATCAGCAAATCAAGTTGTTTACAAAAATAGTTCCAATATTGCAACAGGTTCTGCAAATCTGACCTTTGATGGAACTTCTTTATATGCAAATCAGATTAATGGACCAGCAACCTTTGTAATTGATCCAACAACAATCGGTGACAACTCAGGAACTGTTGTAGTTAAAGGTAATTTGCAGATTGATGGTACAACAACAACTGTAAATTCAACCACAGTAACTATTGATGATAAGAATATTACTCTTGCTTCTGGTGCTGCCAATGCTGCAGCTTCTGATGGTGGTGGTATTACGCTTGATGGTTCTAGTGCTTCTATTACATATGCATCCACTGGAGATAAGTGGGTATTCAATAAAGCACCTTATTACAATGCTGCTAGGTTACTTACAACTTCCGATGAAGGTTCTGGAAATGGTATCGATGCGGACACTGTAGATGGTCTTCAGGCATCATCATTCTTCAGAGCAGATGCTGGAAACAGTGTAGACGCAAGAATTGCTGCCGCAGACGGACGGGGAATTAGATTCTATGATAATGATGCATATAAGGTCTATATGTCTGCTTCAGGAAATACAACCTGGGGTGGTAGATTAGATACAACTTCAGACTTTAATATGTACTTCAGAATGACTGGAGGTACAAACAGAGGATTCGTATTCCAAAATGGAACTTCGGAACTGTTCCAGATTGAATCTACTGGACAACTAAGAGTTGCATCAAATAACATTTATGCAGGTAATGCTAATATCGTATGGCACGCTGGTAATGATGGATCGGGAAGCGGATTGGATGCGGATTTACTAGATGGGCAGCAAGGTTCTTATTATATTAATACATCAGGAACTGCGCAGACAAAGACTGGTAATTTGACAATTAGTGGAGAAATTATTGCAAATACAGGAAACTTTATTTCGACGGTAGGTATTGGAACAATCATAGATATTATTCCTTATGATACTTTAAATTCTGGAACACTTTCCTTTGAAGCTTCTGCGGGACAGTTGTTCTCCATTACAAATAATCTCACATCAGGATCTATTTTCTCAGTTAATGATGTTTCTGGACTACCAAGCATTGATGTTAATGCTGATGGAACAGTACAATTAGCACCTTTTGGATCTAATGAATATGTTGGAGTTGGAGTAACAAATCCAACACAAAAACTTCATGTAAATGGAAACCTAAGAGTTACTGGAGCATATTATGATTCCAATAATGATGCGGGAACATCGGGATACGTTCTCAAGTCAACTGCTACAGGAACTGACTGGGTAGATCCAACAACGGTTGCTGGATTGCAGGGTATTCAAGGTACTCAGGGTATTCAAGGAACTCAGGGAACTCAGGGCACTCAGGGAACTCAAGGTAGACAAGGTACTACAGGTATTCAGGGCACTCAGGGCACTCAGGGAACTCAAGGTAGACAAGGTACTACAGGTACTACAGGTACTCAGGGAACTCAAGGCACTCAAGGTATTCAAGGCACTCAGGGAACTCAAGGTAGACAAGGTACTACAGGTACTACAGGTACTCAGGGAACTCAAGGCACTCAAGGTATTCAAGGCACTCAGGGAACTCAAGGTAGACAAGGTACTACAGGTACTACAGGTACTCAGGGAACTCAAGGTATTCAAGGTAGACAAGGTACTACAGGTACTACAGGTACTCAGGGAACTCAGGGAACTCAGGGCACTCAAGGTAGACAAGGTACTACGGGTACTACAGGTACTCAGGGCACTCAGGGCACTCAGGGAACTCAAGGTAGACAAGGTACTACAGGACCAGTAGCAGGTTCAGCAAATCAAGTTGTTTATAAAAATTCATCAAATGTTCCAACAGGTTCTTCCAATTTTACATTTGATGGTGATACTTTAACGGTAAATGGTGACGTTTCAATTGCATCTACGGTTAGCATTGGTACAAGCATTGATATTATTCCAGATAATAGTACAGGAACACTTTCATTTGAAGGTTCTGCTGGACAATTATTCTCCATTACAAATAATCTGACTACAGGTTCTATCTTTGCTGTTGGTGATGTTACGGGCATTCCAAGCATTGATGTTGATGCTGATGGAACAATTCAATTAGCACCTTACGGTTCAACTGAGTATGTTGGTGTTGGTGAAACAAATCCAACACAAAAACTTCATGTAAATGGAAACCTAAGAGTTACTGGAGCATATTATGATTCTAATAATGATGCAGGAACATCTGGATATGTTCTTAAATCAACTGCTACAGGAACTGACTGGGTAGATCCAACAACGGTTGCTGGATTGCAGGGCACTCAGGGCACTCAGGGAACTCAAGGTAGACAAGGTACTACAGGTACTACAGGTACTACAGGTACTCAGGGAACTCAAGGTATTCAAGGTAGACAAGGTACTACAGGTACTACAGGTACTCAGGGAACTCAAGGTATTCAAGGTAGACAAGGTACTACAGGTACTACAGGTACTCAGGGAACTCAAGGTATCCAAGGTCCTGGAGGATTGACAACAACAAATGCAGATACTTTAGATAATTTAGATTCTACAGCATTCTTTAGAGCAAATACTGGAAATACTGTAGATGCTAGATTTGCTTCAGCAGATGGAAGAGGTGTTAGATTCTATGATAATGATGCATATAAGGTCTATATGTCTACTTCAGGAAATACAACCTGGGGAGGAAGACTAGATTCGACTTCCGATTTTAATATGTACTTCAGGATGACTGGAGGTACAAACAGAGGATTCGTATTCCAAAATGGAACTTCGGAACTGTTCCAAATTGAATCAACAGGTCAATTAAGAGTTGCATCAAATAATATCTACGCAGGCAATGCTAATACGGTATGGCACGCTGGTAATGATGGATCAGGTTCAGGACTTGATGCAGACTTACTTGATGGTTATTCAGCAAGTACTACAAGAAATGCCGCAAATACAATTCCAGTTAGAGACGGCAATGGTTATCTTCAGTTAGGGTGGATAAACACTACTAGCGGCGCAACAACTTCAACTATAAACAAAATTTATGCTTCAAATGATGATTATATAAGGTATGTTACACCTGCCACTCTTATCAGTCAGTTGGGTATTTGGACCTCAGGTAACGATGGATCAGGTTCTGGTTTAGATGCTGATTTACTTGATGGCGAAAACTTGGTGGATAATGCTGCAACTGCAAATACTGTTGCGGGAAGAAATGCATCCGGTGACATCTATGCAAGATTAATTCGCCAGACATTCGCGGATCAAAGTACAATTAACGGTGGAATAGTATTCCGTACTAATAGTAGCAGTGATAACTATCTAAGAGTTTGTAATAGTACTTCTGCTATTCGCGCCTACTTGAATGTTCCAACAAGAACTGGTGGTGATGCTAGTGGAACTTGGGGAATTAATATTACTGGTAGTGCTGGAACTTTAGACGGTATTGATAGTTCCCAGTTCTTGAGGTCTGATGCTGATGATACCACTACAGGCAATTTAGTAATAAGTGATAAGTATCTGCGAGTAGGTAGACCTGTAAGCGATACTGCTTCTATGGTCAGAACAAATACTGCTCTTGAAGTATCTTCATTAGGAGTTGATCAAACAGCGTCTCAAACTAATGTAATGCGTTTACTTAGAGATGGTACAAGTGGTGTAGTTTATGCTGGCGCTGCAGACTTTGATCTTTACAGACATACTGCAAGTGGTGTTGCACCAAATGTTGGATTGGAAATAAAATTATCTACTTCTGATACATCAACTTATTATAGTGCATTAAAACTTCAAAGTAATGGAGTTATCCAAACTGGAGGAAACACAATATGGCACGCAGGTAATGATGGTGCTGGATCTGGTTTAGATGCTGACTTACTTGATGGATTACAACCTTCAGTATCAGCATCAAATAACACAATAGTTCAAAGACATAGTTCTGGATACATTTACGCAAATTATTTCAACACCACTCCAAATGATGTTACATCTGGAGTAACAAAGGTTTGTGTTGAAACTGGAAATGATGGTTTTATTAGACATGGTACTGCTGCTGCTATTAGAACATTTATTGGAGCAGGTTCTGGTGGTGGTCTTGATGCTGACTTACTTGATGGTCAACAAGGTTCCTATTATCTTAACTACAATAACTTATCTAACAAACCAACAATTCCAACTAATAACAACCAACTGACTAATGGTGCTGGTTATATAACCTCTAGTGGAAGTATTACTGGTAGTGCTGGAACTTTAGACGGTATTGATAGTTCCCAGTTCTTAAGATCTGATGCTAATGATACTTTCACTGGAAACCTGACTACTGGTGCAGATAATCACATTACTTTTGGTCCAAATAGTAGTTGGTCATCATATTTACGTGTTGGTGGTAACGGAAGAACTGCAACTGGTACAGAGATGGCAAGCGTTGTCACTACTGACGGAAACTTACATTTAGACGCTGCTGCTTCTACTAACGCTACATATTTAAATTATTACGCAGGTACTCAAGGTGTTGCATTCGGTAGTGGTAATTCGGCTACTGTTGCTTGGATGGGTCCAGATGGGGATCTTTGGAAAGGTAGTTCGGACAATAGTGGTAGTAAGTATTGGCACGCAGGCAATGATGGAGCAGGTTCTGGTCTTGATGCAGACTTACTCGATGGACTGAGTAGTGGAAGCTTCTTTAGAGCAGATGCTGGAAACAGTGTAGACGCAAGAATTGCTGCTGCTGACGGTAGAGGCATCAGATTCTGGGATAGTGATAACTATAAAATTTGGATGTCCGCATCAGGAAATACGACTTGGGGTGGTAGATTAGATACCACTTCCGATTATAATATGTACTTCAGGATGACTGGAGGTACAAACAGAGGATTCGTATTCCAAAATGGAACTTCCGAGTTGTTCCAAATTGAATCGACAGGTCAATTAAGAGTTGCTTCAAATAATATCTACGCAGGTAATGCTAATATTGTATGGCACGCAGGTAATGATGGATCAGGTTCTGGTCTCGATGCTGACTTACTCGATGGATATAGCACTGCAACTGGAGGAAATGCAAATACTATTGCACTGAGAGATGGCAGTGGTCACTTGTATATGAACTATGGTTTCGCGGCATACTTTAATATGAGCCATGGAACTGGTACTCGTACTGCCGATACTATTTTCTATTCCTCAACAGACAACTATATCAGAAAAAATAATGCAACTGGAATGAGATCATCTCTCAATGTTCCAACAAGAACTGGTGGTGATGCTAGTGGAACTTGGGGAATTAATATTACAGGTAATGCTGCTACTGCTACTAGTGCTACTAGTGCTACTAGTTCCGATTACTTAACAGGTAATGCTTTTGCGACTACAGGATCGCCATCAAATGCTCTGGAGTATCAGCAATCTGCTAGTATTTCAGATACAAGATTAGCACCCACTACAGATTGGTATAACACAATCAGAATGGGTCATGGAAATCCTTATAATTATTATAGCAATACTATTGCTATGCAAATGACCGGTACTGGTGCTGGTCAAATAAGGACTCAATTAATTTCAAATAATAGTCCACAAGGATGGAGAACTGTCTGGGATTCGTCGAACGATGGATCAGGTTCTGGATTAGATGCAGATTTACTTGATGGTCTCAATGCTGCAACAACAGGTGCGAATACAATTGTAAGAACTGATGGTTCTGGAAATATTGCAGCATCTGGTAATGTCACAGCATACTCTTCTGATAGAAGACTGAAAGAAAACTTCAACCATATTGAATCTCCAGTTGAGAAAGTACAAAAACTTAATGGTTATACATTTGATTGGAATGAGAAATCAAAAGAACTTGGATTTACTCCAAAGTATGAAAAGAATGATATTGGTTTAATCGCACAAGAAGTTGAAGATATTCTTCCACAGGCAGTTGCACCAGCACCATTTGATACAAAATCAAATGGAGAATCTAAATCTGGAGAGAACTACTTAACAATTCAATATGAGAGACTTGTTCCATTGCTGGTTGAAGCAATTAAAGAACAACAAAATCAAATAAATAAATTGACTCAAGAAATTAATGAGTTGAAATCAAATTAATTTCCTGATTTGTTATAAATAGTAAAAATAATTATTCAAAAAAATGTCTGAAGAACAACAAAATTTGACAACTGCATTTGAAAGGCAAAGACAACTGGTTAATGAGATTAACCAGTTGAATACTGAAATTAACATCAGAAAAGAAAGTGCTTTGAAACTTCAAGGTATTATTGAATACCTTCAATCAAAGGGAGCTAAACTTCCAGAACCAGAAGTTATTCAAACATCAGAAGAAACATCAGAAGAAACATCAGAAAAAGGAACTGAAAATCAATGAGCATTACATATACAGTAGCAGACTATTCACCTAGTGATTCAACAGTCGAAGTTACTTACACTAACGCGGAAGGTTATACTCATACAAGGACTATCAACATTCCACATTTGGAAGATGGTTCTATAGACGCAGATTATCTTCAAGAGATTTTTGAAGGTCAACTCAGAGGAGTTGAGAATAAGGTTGCTGTTGGAGCAATTACTTTTGTTGATCCAAATGTTGGAATTGGAACAACTGCCTGAAGGTAAATAAAAACTTATGACACTACAAGGTTCTGGAGCAATATCTTTATCACAAATAGCAGGCGAGTTCGGTGGAAAGAATCCACTAGAGCTTGGTGAGTATCGTGGTCAAGATAATGCTCCAACGACTGGTGCCATAAGTTTTTCCAATTTTTATGGGACCGATGGTATTCCTACAAGTGGTCTCCAATATCATTATGATGGTCAGATTTCTGAACATAATGATCCTTCAGCAGGAAATGTTCAAGATTTAGGTTCAAGTAACTATACTGGAACCTTGACCAATGGTGCTGCGTATAACACTGGAAACTTTGGTAAAGTAGTATTTGATGGCGTTGATGACTATGTAAATCTGTCTGGATATAATGGAGTTACTGGCACAACAGCAAGAACTTCCATTGTATTTTTTAAACTTGATGCATCACCACCATCTGCAGTTCAAAGACTTTTAACTTGGGGAGACCCTACCACTAATGGTCAAAAGTGGGCAATGGAAATTACAACAGCAAGACAGATTAGATTAGCTATTGGAGGTGCTTCTAGATTAGCAACAAAACAATTGACCACAACTAATTGGAATATGATTGCTGCCACCTGTTCTGGTGGTTCTGGTGCGAGTGCACCATCTCCTATTTTTGACTTTCTTATAGCAGGAGACACTGTAGTTAGTGGAACTGGAGTTCCTGGTGGTACAACAGTTACTGCATTTAATAGTAGTGCAGGTACTATTACATTATCCAATAATCTTACGACTACATTATCCAATACTACTTTAACGTTCACCAACACTTATTTGCAAGCAAGTGGTGGTGGAGGTGGACAAAATCGTGGATCTGGTGGAAATGGTGGTACTGCTAGTGGTGCGGCAAGAGCAGCTGCATCACAAGGATCTGGCGGCCAAGGCGGCACCGGTTCTAATAGGCAGAGTCCATTTTATTCTGGAGGCGGCGGCGGTGCTGGTGGATATACCGGCAATGGTGGTAGAGGTTGTGACCAAGACGGTAGCCCATCAGGAGCAGCAGGAACTGGTGGTGGTGGCGGCGGTGGCGGCCGAAGCGATGGTGGTGGTGGTGTAGAAGTATCCAATGGTCAAGGTACTTCGGGAAGTGGTGGAGGAACAACCAATCCTGGTGGTGGAGGTTCTGGTGGTTCTGCAGGATCTGCTGGATCCGGTACTGGAGCTTCTGGTGGTAATTATGGTGGAGGAGGCGGTGGTGCCTATGGATCCGATAACAATGGTGGATCTGGTAGACCTGGTAGGGCAAGATTTGTTTGGGGTAGCTATTCATATCCCTCAAATGCTTCTTCATCTGCGTCAACACAACAAACATTTGCCGGAAGTGGAACATTCACAGTTCCTAGTGGAGTAACATCAGTTTCTGCTGCAATTGTTGGTGGTGGCGGCGGTGGTGGTGGTTCGGAAGAAAGTGATGAAACCGGCGGCGGCGGTGGCTGCGGTGCTCTTTCATATGGAAGTTGGACTGTTTCTCCTGGCCAGCAATTCACAGTAACTATTGGTAGTGGCGGCAGCGGTGCCGGTGCTGGTAATGATGGAGGTTCTGGAGGAACTTCAAGTATTACCGGAACTGATACAGAAGCAGTATCAGGAACATCAGGAACTAATACACTTACTGCTGCATCCGGTGCTGCTAATGATATTCCCAACATAACCTTATACCATAACGCACAAAAACTTACAAATTATAGTGATGTTGCTGGAGCTATTGACACATCAACGGGAACAAATGTTGCTATCGGTCGTGCCAATGCTGGAGCAGCAGGAAATGTTGATGGAGAGGTTGCCAAAGCATTAATTTATAATAGAGAATTAACTCACGCAGAAGTTGCTCAGATATACAATGCAAAATGCGTGGCACTTGGACTATCTCAAGAAACAGCATCGACTGAAACTACATCATCTCCTCCAACATATTCCATTACACAGACAGCAACAACAATTTATGAAACATCTGGTGCAGGATCTCCACAATCTACAACATTTACAATAACTACAACTAATGTTGCAAATGGAACAACTCTATATTGGACTTGTGGTGGTGGTAATGTTTCATCTGCAGACTTTACTCAAAATACAACTTCCGGATCTTTCACTATTAACAACAATACTGGTTCTGTAACTTTAACTGCCAGAAATGATGGAGTTGCCGACGATAAGGAAACATTCACATTAGAAGTTAGAACTGGAAGTACTTCGGGAACAGTTGTAGCAACCAGTTCAACAATTACAATTAATGAATAATAATGGAAAGAACTGTTGGAAGATTATTATATCCCCGTGGTCCTGGAAAGGACTATTTTAGTTATGAGGAAAATAAAAGAAGGCAAAATATATCAGATAGAACAGCACTCAAAAGAGCAGGTTATAAAAGACACCCAAAAAGTTTATCCCAAATAAAATTTAAAAAAGGAAACCATACATTTTCAGATTATCATTATACTAGAGTTATAATATATTCAGATTTATCTGATTATGTGACAAGAATTTTAAAAGTAAAAACTCCAATACAGGGTGGAGTTACTCCTACTTGGAAAAGATCTCTTCACGCAAAACGAGTAAAAAGAAAAGTTGGTGGAGATAGAACTGAAAGAAAGGTATATAATTTAACAGTGAGGTCAAAACAAGATATAACTGCTGTTGGTGTTTCTTTAATGGCACTTGGCAGAAGTTTCCATAGAGAAATTTTCATTGGTTGTCCAGAAACAATGAAAATATACGATGTAAAACCAGGATATTTATTAACATCAAGACCAACTTCACACTCAAGACTAAAACAATTTGCAAAGTGTGGAGAAAATTATGACTTGAGAATGAGAGATTATAAAATAACATCTAATGGGTGTTGGTTTATTGGAATAATATCAAAAATTCAAAGAGTAAAATAAAAATGATAAACAGAACATATCTT